TTGGTTTAATTGAGGATTCTGTCCTCCCATCATCTGTAATATCTGCATAGGGTTACCTTTACCTTTTAACATACTTGCCATCCTTTTAACTGACTGTATTGCTTCTGGGTTAAACCCGCTACTCTGTAAGTTTTGGTTTAGATTTTGATTGCTGAATAGACTGCTTGCCATACTGCTTCATCTCCTTTTTAAATTCTTCAAATTCTTCTCTACTAATATAATCAACTACTGGTGCTACTTCTTGTTTCTGTTCTATAGGACTAAAAGAAAAAGTTCTTATAGTAGGAAAACCTGCACCATCTGTGGATTTAACATACATAATGTCTTCACTGCTATCAAATAGCGCAACTGTGCTATTAGGTTGCATCTGGTATGCTTTTGCACCATCAATCCCAGTTACCCTTATTAAGTTATTTACAGGTTCATTCTGAACAGGTGTTATACCAGCAAAATTATTAGTAGGAAAATTTGGATTACTCCCCATAAAGTTGTTTACTGGATATTGTGGATTCATCATCATTGGATTTCCGTTCATCATCATTACCAAATTCCTTTCTTATATATTCATTAAATTCCAATAATCCTCTAGTTAACACTAAAGGGTCTAACTTATATAATTCTTCTCTTGTTAGTATCATCATTTATCTCCGCTATTGCTACAAGTATCTTTATAATATGAAGAACTGGTATGTCTTGTATTCCTTCTTTCTGCATTAGCAGTCTTAAGAATTCTCTATCCATACCAGTTCTCCTTTCTCACTTGTGTTTTGTTTATAATTAAATTCTAAACAAAAAAGACGCACTTAACAATGTAGTTAAAATGCGTCTTAAATGTAATTAAAATGTAATGGGATTATAATACCTGTATAATTTTCTTATTGACTTTCTGACTAAGTTTCCGTGCATAATCAATAGATATATTTAAGTCATCAGCTATTGTTTCCAATGTATCACCTTGGCTTCGTCTTTCAAATAAATCTATTTCCAGATTTACAAAGTTACAGTTTTATCGTAAGTAATCTAATTCTGGTTTTGTGAAATCTGATATAACCATATTATGCCCTTCTCCTTCTTCTATTTGTAGGTCGTCTTGTGACTGTCCGTCTAGCTGGACGTCTAGTCCTTTTTACAACAGTTCTAGTTACTGTCTTCGTTGCCTTCGCCATTTACATTAACCTTTCCGCTATCATTTATAATAGCATTACCATTATCTTCACTATTAGCATCATATGTTGTAGTTGTGGTTGACGTTTCTGCTGGTAAATTCCAAGCATATAGCCAAGCAATATTACTAGCAAAGAACATAATCAAAACTATGATAAATGCTATAAACCACTTCTTCATATTAGATTTTAACTGATGAAGTAATTCCATTGCTAAGGTGTTATCTTCCATCTTTTGTGTCCTCCTCTAAATCCTTTATCCTACGGTTTGCTGCTTTTACTCTATCATCTAATAGATTTATAGCTCCCTCTATTTCATATACTCTTTCTATTAAGTTATTATGCTTGTCTTGTTTTTCTTCAAGCTTACTAACTCGGTATTCAATAAGTTCAGTTATATCTCTATTATGCTTTCTATTCTGCAACCATACACCACAAAGTGTACCACCACAAGTAATCAAAGCTACAATAATCTCGCTAGTCACTAGTTAATCTCCTTCTTAAATTTTTCCCACATAGCATTATTCTTTCCGGTCATAGGAGCTGGGCAGTTCTTGCCATTTACATCCCAATGTCTAATTATAGTTTTAGCATTAGGACAGTATCTACGGATATACTTAATAAGTTTCTTAACAGATTTTGCTTGTTTAGATGTGTAAGATGTTAAGCAATCACATAACTCAATGCTAACAGAGTTTGCATTAGTACACTTACCATAATATGTAGCTTCTCCAGATTTACCACATCTTTGGTCACCACCAACTGCCCAAGCTGTTCTATTCATAGGAATACTTCTCCAAACTGCACCTTTTGGTCCAACAAAGAAATGAGCACCAGCTTCTCGAGTATTATTAGTAGCAAAATATATAGCATTATTCTTAGCCGTATCTCCTTTGTTGCCAGTATAATGTATCACTATATACTTTACATCTTTTCTTTTTCTCTTAATACTAGAATAAGATATACTTTTTGCTAATTTCTTATAAATCTTCATAACTTACTCCTCCTCAGTAAATGCTTTAATAATAAGGTTCCAGATGGCAGTAAGTCCTGCAGAACCAAAAGCAATAATTGCTGTCTTAGCATCAACATCACCCAAAGCTTGTACTGATACTATTCCTGCTACCACAAAAGTTTTTCCTGTTCTAATAAGAACATCAATAATTTGTTTCTTTGTTACTTTAGATAACTTCATAGTATTTTACCTCCTATCTTTTTAAATATTATAACAAAACTTAGCTAAATTGTATAGCTTTAATCTAAAGTATAAGTTCCTATAAGTTCTTCTAAGTCAAGTTGCATTGGATAACCAAAAGTAGTCCATACTGTTATCTTACCTTCAGAAGTAATAGTGATATAGTCTTTAATCTCAGTAGTCATATAACTTCTTGACTTAATCCGACTTCTATAAGTTTTAGGAGCATATTTTTTATCAAAAGTTATAGTTGTTGGATTACTATTATCTGTAGACGCAGAAATATATCTAGTACCTCCTATAGTACATTTATTACCTTCTAATCTCATATAGAAAGGTTCTTGGGTATATTCTGGAGGTCCTGATACATAATTCACACCGGAAGTATCTAGCAAGTCTTCACGCCTTCCAGTATCTAAATACCAGGTATTAGCAACTAATTCTACGGATTCAACACTTAACCCATTTATGTTGATTCTATACAGTACTAAGTCATCTTCCAGATTATCTTCGTTAAGCAAATCTTTGTCTAAGTATTCTGGGTCCACATAATCCTCGCCAGCAGTTCCTTCAATTATTCTTAATTCTGCACTTTCTATTCCTGTAGTTGAATCTTTAGAATAATGGATAACTACTAAATCACTTCTTTTAGCTCCACTTATTCCTGTGCTTATTTCTAATTCTTCATAGTCGTGGTTTACCATTCCCATCAATCTTCCTTGGTTGATGGCATAACCATTGTTGATTTTAATAAGTGTATTACTTTCCAGTTCGTAATCAAAAGAATTACCAACACTAATAATATACTTACCTGTTGTCTCAAGTGCAGCAGCATTTAGTGTTGCATCTTGCTGAGAAGTTATATGAGGTTTTCCCACATAACCTGTAACTAATTCTAATGCCATAATATACCTCCTTTAATACTCGTTAGTTGTATCATCATTACCCAGCTCATACTGGACTGATATCTTATTATTTTCTATAGTGACTATTTTTTTAGTTATCTGAGAAGTTATTGCAACTTTAGTAATATTCTCAGTTGCACCTACCACGTCTCCAACATCATACTCTTGCTCATCTGTAGTTAAAGAAATAGTAACTGAATCTAAACTCCAATATTCTTGTAGTTTTGCAATACCATTGGTAACTAAGTCAGCATAGTTATCATAAACCTTCCTATAATAGTATCCAGTTATAAATGGTGGTATTATCTCTTTTTCTGTCTTAGCATAAAACTTTCCTGATACCCATTCTGGACTGCTTGTTGCTTCATTTTTCCAGTAATAAGTTTTAGCATAGAAATCTGGAGCTCTTTCTTTACTTACCGCTGTATAAAATGGTGCATACTTAGAGTCTTTCCAAGATTTAAAATCCGACATCTTAACTTTAGGTGTAGGTTTCTCATCTAAGTAGTCTTCTGGCTTTTTAACTAAGTCAAAAATCTTAACATACTCGGTTTTTACCAGTTTTGAAGATTTAAGACTAATCTTATAATCTTTCTTATTAAAAGTAGGTATTTTATATTTATAAGTTGCTTCCCATTTATCCCACACACCACTACGTTTTTTCTTAATAGTGTAAGTGTATTCCCAATGTTCTACTTTAACATAGTAATTACCTTTATTAGATGACCAATCTGATGGTTTAATAGTCTGTTTAGTATACTTTGTATACTTATAAGGTTCTACTGCTTTATAACCAGTTCCTTCAGGTGTTCCATCACTATAATACTCAAAGTAATTCTTATAATTTTTCTTCCAGTCAACAGGTTCTCCATCAAGTTTAAGATAGTCAGTGTCTACAACTAATAAACTATCATCTACACTTTTATAGTTTTCTCCATCTTTATAATAATATGAAGAGTAGTTCCAATTCCAGTCAAGAGGTTTAGTTGTAAGATTCTCATAAACTTCATCAAATTCTCTTTCTATCTGGTTATATGAGTTAGAAGTAGCATCATATATATAATACTGAGTAAATATATAAGGTTGTTCCCAGCTCTGTGGTTTCTCTTGTATTTTCTCGTAGTTCTCTGCGGTTTGTGCTCCATTATAATCATACACTTGACTTCTGTCTAATAACCCGGTAAATACTTGATTTCTTGAGTCTAATATATACTGACTGTCCATATAAGGTTCATCAATAGTTGAGTAAGGTTGTATACCACCATTTCCATCAGTAAATAACTCAATAACGTGTCTATCTTTTAAATCTCCAGAACCTAAACAATATAGATGGTTTACGGGATTAAAATGCTTATTTATTGCCATAGCAAATTCACTAGTATCCCATTCTTCATCTTTGCTATAGTCAACATAAGGGGACACACTTAATATAACTTTCCCATTAAAGAATATTAAGTTTAGTTTACCTCCAAACTCATATAGCATCTTCCTTAAACCTTGATACAATCCTATATACCTTGGAAAATTATAGTTATTTATTACTATATTGCTATCTTCTGTGACTACTGTAAATAAACTAGTTAAACCTACCCTAACTAATAATTGTTGGATTATTACATTGGCTTCCCCGTTCAAAGTAAGATGGTCTTGCCCCTTATCAGGGCTGACCACTTTACTGTCCATTATTCCGTGCCAGGTTCTTCCATTATATTTAACAGTTTCAGAACTTGTGTCCGGGTTTACATTATCAATAATACCGCCATACTGAGTATTCTCATAATATACAAAGTTATTAGGCTCTAGACAAGCGTTATCAATAGCTAATTCTATCTCAAAGTCATTCTCATCTTTACCAAAAGCTAAGTCAATCTTATATTCTGGAATTATTCCTAAATCTACTCTATTACTATCTGTATAGATTAAGTCCATTTTGGCTCACTCCTATCTTCAAATAACTCAACATCAAAAGCATATGCTCCATTCCAACCAACTATGTTCTGACCCACTGCAATCTTTTGAAAAGCATAGAAATCTTTTAATCTGTGACTAAATAGGTTCTCTATTGCACCTGTTACAGTTATCTTATAAACTTTCTTATTTACGGAATCAATTATAAGTTTTTCGCCTGTGCTTAAATCCACATCAGTTGCACCATAATTCCAATCTCCAATACTTATCAGTGGGTCACTACATTTACCATATATTGTAAGTTTAAAATCAGAAGCAGCATAACCATCATTAGTTAAACTATTTATCCTTATATCATTAGTATAGTCATATAAATAATCTAATGGATAGTCTAAAAATGATGAAGTGCTTTTACCATAAACTTCAAACTCATATATGGAATAACCATATGCTGGGAGTGCTCTAGTTATACCTTGAAACTTAATAAATCTATAATAGTTTACACCCTCTAATACTATCTCGTCTGTTCCACCAGACATATTTCTCATACTTTTAAGTGTTGACCAACTTATACCATCATTAGATACAAGTATATTATAGTTTGTTGCATAAGCAGTTTTCCAGTATATCTTTATGCTTTCTAAATAATACTGCTCACCCAAATCAATAGCTACCCAAGCATCATCTGCAAAGTTAGATGACCACCTTGTTCCTAAATCTCCATCTACTACATTCATAGGTAAACTAGCCACATTTTCATAACCTGAAGCAGTAACGGATTTATTTAGTGCAATATTTGTACTTGGCATACCATTATCTACATCTGAGCTTGTGGATTTACCAAAATGGAATATATTAGACGTCTTCCAATTACCATCAGGTGATAACAATGTAAACTGAACTGTTGAGTTATTAACCATCAAGTACTTACTGCTTTTAGAACTAGCAAATATATAGCAATCTAAATAGTAATTATCTACATATAATCTGCCAGGTGATAACTTAACTACATCAGCATCAAAGAAAGCAGTAATCTTTTCTATGTTATTTAGATAATCTTGGTCATTCAACCCTTTAACTCTAATCTTAATCTTTTTCTGAACCATACTTCGACTAAAAGAACTTATTCTAGGGAAGCTTGTCCCTTTGGTTGTGTTACTCCAAGTATAGTCAAATAAATCTGTATCGGCAAGCATTAGATAAGGGTAGGTAACTAAATCTAATTTCTCGCCTTGTGAATTAATATAGTATATATCCATTATACTGTTACCTCCCTTACTAATCTTCCAAACTGTCTATTTCCAACTGATACACCAATATTAGCATTTACAAAAGCATCAACAGTTGCTTCTCCCATTTTATCATAGTCAATACCATCATAGTACCCACCACTTAAAGTCATTGTAGTATCAAGTTTCTTCATACCATACTTAAGTTCATCATTAATCTGGTCCATTGGATTTTCTTGGTCAAAACCTACCCATATACCTTGAGCTATAAACTTACCAATCTGGTCTCTCATAAGTTTTGAAGGTGAAGCAATACCAAAGAAGTCTTTGATACTATCCACAACGCCTCCAAAGAATCCACTTATCTTATCTCTTAGCCAAGCACCTGCATCTTTAATACCATTCCATAATCCTTTAATTAAGTTTAGACCTATATCAGCCATATCACTTAAATAGTCGCCAAAACCATCAACTAAGGCTTTTATAATATCTGGTATTGCAGTTATAATCTTACCAATAATCTTAGGTAGATTAGTTATAAGTGAACCTAATAGTTTAACACCAGTACTGATAATCTTAGGAATAGCATCAACTAATGCACCAACTATACCTGTAATGATTTTAGGTATTGCTTTTACTATAGTTATAATAATTTTTGGCAGTGCATCTACAAGTGAAGTTATAAGTTTAAATCCAGCATCTATAATATCTGGTAAATGGTCAAGTACTGCATTAATTAGATTAGTTATAATTTCTGGAATAACTTCAACTATAGTATCAATTATTTCTGGTAGATTGTCAACCAGCGAAGTTAATAACTGAACACCAGCATCTATAATCATTGGAATAGCATCTAATAAAGCATTTATAAGTGAGTTTATTAACTGTGGTAATGCCGCCAATAATGTAGGTATTGCTTGAAGTATACCATTAACTAATCCTACCACTAACTGTAGACCCATTTGGATTATTGTTGGTAATTGCTGGATTATAAAATTTAATAAGTTAGTAACTATAAGTATAGCTCCATTCAATAACTGAGGCAAGGCTTGAGTTAACCCTGTTATAAGGTTAGTTATAAGATTTGTAGCCATTGTTGCCATACTGTCAAGCATTGAACCTTCACTTAGCATTGTAACCAGTGAATCCATCAGTATCGGAATATTTTCTAATAAGAAAGTTCCAAGCTGAGACAATATTTCCATCAATGAGGTAAATAATTGTGGAGCTGCAGTTTTAAGTGTTGTTCCTATCTGGGTTATTATTGTTGGAAGTACATTCAATAATGCTGGTATTGCTGAAGCAATTCCTTGTATTAATGTAAGTACTATATTTGTACCTGATGATAATAAACTAGGTAATAGATTTTCTATCAATCCAGGTATAGCATCAACTATAACAGGTAATAGCTTCTCTACAAGTGAACCAATACCACCAAGAGCGGTTTCAATTCTAGGAAGTATGTTTGAAGCTGCTGTGCTTACTGAATCTACGAAGTTATTAACTAAACTATCAAAGTCAGCATTATCATCAGCAAGACCAACCATAAGATTTTCCCAAGCAGCTTTAGCGGAGTTTACTGAACCTTCAATAGTTGTACTAGCTTCTTTTGCTGTTGTGCCTGTGATTCCCATCTCTGTCTGTACAACGTGAATAGCTTCTGCCATATCCTTGAAGTTACCTAACTCATATTTCTGTCCAGATAACTTTTCGGCGTCTTTCAATAATCGTTGCATTTCAGTCTTGGTACCACCATAGCCCAGCTTTAAGTTATCCAGCATCGTATAGTTCTGCTTAGCGAACCCATTATAAGCATTCTGTATCATCGTCATATCAGTACCCATCTTATTGGCATTATCTGACATATCAATGACTATCTGGTTGGCTGATTTTGCTGCTTCAGTTTCGTTCTTTGTACTCTGCTTTAGTGAAGCTGCGAAACTTGTCACAGTTTCCATATAATCATTCGCTGACATCCCAGCTGTCTTATATGCTTTATCGGCATTCTTCAAGGCTATATTCTGAGCATTCATCAACTGCTGATAGTCTTTTTTTGCTTCATCTGTGCTTTTTCCAACGGACTTAGCGTATTCTTTAGCTGATTGACCACCAGCTCCAAAAAGTGTCTCAATTCCACCACGTAGCTGTTCATATGAAGCATAAGCGTCAACGGACGATTTAACTAAAGCAGCGGTTGCTGTTGCACCTACTGCCATAGCAGCTGTACCTATTTTTGCTATACTTTTAACTGCTCCTCCAGCTGAGGAAGCAATAGAGGAACTTAATCCCTTAATACCATCTTTAGCGCCAGAGGAATCTAGTTCGGTATCGATTACAACCTTGCCTTCTCCTTCTGCCATATTACAGTTCCTCCTTTCTTTCTATCTATTTATGTTTCTGTTCCTTGATATACACTATTATAGAATAGCTCGTTTATTTCATCCATAGTATCAGCTGATACTTGACGTGTGTGATATGGTAAAGCCCAAACTTTTTTATTTTCCTCGCATTGTGCTTCATAGGATTTTTTATTTTTCCTATAAGACCTCATAGACATTATCTGCTTTATCTTAGTATCATCACGCAATCCAGCAAATAAGGCTTTGAATTTGTGCCAGTGCATATCCACTTCTGTCAAGTCTATTCCATAATCTTGCATAAATGAAGCTATAATATATTCTCCATCTTCTATATAATCCAAAATTCTATCCGTGGAAGTGCTATTAATATTCTTCGGAGTAGAATTAGGATTTGTATAGAACTGCATTAACTGTGGAAAGAAATTCTCCAATGGTATATTCCCTTCCACATCTTCTAGTAAAAACAAATAATCAGCTAATGGTCGTTCTTCTTCTATCATTGTACTAAATTTCAGCCATAAGCGAAAATCTGTTTTTATTAAAAAATCCTTACCATTAACCGTAATGGTATCTGGTAAGGATTTATTCCTAAGGTCTATCATTATTTCACAACAGTGAATTTGCTTTCACCATTTAATATTCCACTATCGGAAATATTAGATACAGCATTCAGCACTTCCAGTAATTTTGATAAATTCGCATCATTCATCTTTGATTCAGTAGCTTCACTATTATAATCCGTTATTGGTTGCTGATAGCTTGCCACAATCTTCAAATATAAAAGATTGATGTCATTAGGGTCACAATCATTGAAATCTCCAATCAACTCGGATAACTGTTGCTTCCCAATAAGCTCGGATTCGAACTTATACATCAGATTACATTTATCTTTGAATTTCTTTCCTGCGTTGTTGTTGCTTATTTCAATCTCCTCAATTTTATTAGCTGTTGTAAAGCTATAATTAGGGAGATTCACCTCTGTTCCATTAAATACTATTGAATACATATCTTGTCCTCCTTATATTTGTATTAATTCATAGATAACTTCTTTGTTGATGCTGCTTCTGCTGGTGTGAATACAGGTTTTCCAGCTGTAATAGCATAAGTACCTAACTCAATATCTCCACCCATCTTCATTGAGAATGATAATTTACCATCTGTTGTGGATAAGTTATCAAGCAGTAAAGTACAAATGCCTCTCCAAGCTCTAGCAGTTGTTCCACCAAAGCAAAGAAGGAATGGAACCTTACATTCATCACCTGTTGGAAGATTATATAATTTTTCCGCCATATAATCATATAAAGGATTTCCTTCGTATAAAGCAATCTCCTGAGGTAACTCTGGCTGGTTACTCATAACTTCTTCCACTGCATTTTTATAACATATATAATCCATTGATTCTGATTGTGGATTAATAGCTAACTCGAATATCGTGGATAAATCAATTCTAGCCCATTCACTTGCCTTGTATGTCTTATCTTCGGCAGTATCAAGGAATGGAATGAACTGGTCCTTTGTTAGCTTCTTCATTGCGTTTGCCATCTTATTCTCCTTTCATTTCCATATAAGTAATCTTGAACTGCCCTTGATATTTAGCCATACCTGCCTGAGTATCAACTGTCACGCTAGGAACAGTTTCAAGAACATCTATTTGTTCTATAAGCACATTTTCCCCAAAGTCTGGGAAATGTTTCTCTTTATTCATTAGCTCAACCCATTCGCTAATAGTTTCAAATTCACGATTAGCTTCAAGATTAATTGAGCTTGTTCCTGTATCATATTCTTTAACTAAATCTAATGCAAATAAAAATTCCACTCGTCGACTACCATCAATGAACTTATCTAACTCCCTTTCATTCTGCACGCTGTTTAGTGAAAGATTGTCAGCTTCACTGTTAGTAACATTAAAGTATATCCACCTGAATCTCGGTGTATATTCTTTTAACCACTTGGAAATCTTCTCATATCTATTAACCATACTTAATATCCATTCTTCTTAATAAAATTAGTCACCTCAGTAGCAAGTTGACCCGCCTTAGCTATATTCATAGCACGGTCCCATCGTGCTGTAGCTAGTGGATGCTTTTCTTTATTGAAATTTAAACTGGTTCCTTCATATATGTGATGAGCATAAGTAGAATTGTAAGTTACTCTGAAAGGTTCTACTGTGGTATTATCAACCAACATACCTGTATCCATTGGTACATATGGAGCCATTAACCTTTCAGCTTGTTGTGCCATATATAATCCAATCTTCTCACTCTTGCACATCTTATCTAATTTTCTAGGAATCCTAGTAAATTCTAATCTAACTCCCATATTGCTATACTCCTGCAATCTTAAGTTGAATCTTAACTCCATACTTCTGAGGAACTTCTTCTATTGAACGAACTTCGCATACATTAGGTTCATATTTAGTCTTTAGCTTCATTATATTATTAGGAGTGACTTCCTCTTCTAATTCTTTTCCAAGAAAAATATAATCGCCTTGATTGATTGTGTATCTCGTATCTTTCTGTGTACTATCTTTCCATTCTGAATAAGGCAAATACTTACCAGTGAAAGGAATTAAAACTGTAAAAGATTGACCAATACTAACTTCAGTTCCGACTACATTTGTCACCTTTGTATTAGCATATTTAATATCCTTGAGTATGGTCTTATACCACACATCAAGTCCTGTAGCCGAATCTTGGTGTTTTAGTTTATTTAAAATAGTTATTGGACCTTGCATCTTTCCATCCTCGCTTTCCTCTGTACATCAATTCAGGTGGAAGATATAGTCTGCATAAGTTATATATCTTTGATTCTGTAGGTTTTTCACCCATTTCAGCTGTATTATAGCTTATACTTTCAATACCATCGGAATAACTTGAAATAGAAGCATCTGCTTCATTATTTTCCTGCAAGACTTCTATACATTTCACTATTAAACGCTTAATACTAGGAGTAAAATGTGTATTATTAATCTTGCTCATTGTAATCTTATCAAGGTAAATCTCACAATCCAATAATAAAGTAGGGAAGCTATCAATATCAACCTTACCGCCAAGACTTACATATTCTTCATATGATAAATGTTCCATCTAATAACCTCCCTTTAGCTAATTAGGCTTCCTCATCACTCTGGGAGGACACAGAATTCTTAGGTGCCTTTGTAGCTTTTTTCTTAATCTCTTCTCCTCCATATTTAAGGAACTGTTCTATTACATCAGGATTGTCGGTTTCAACAATCCCACCTCTTTGTAATCTAATTTTCATCCTAATACCTCACACTAACATTAGCTTGCTGTTACTTCTGTATTATATACAAGAATTGTTTCTGGTGTGACCGCTTTAGTTCCATAGTAGAAGAATAATTCAATCGCATATGCTTCTGACATTGGAATTTTTTCAGCTGCATAAGGTGTGCTTCTTACTGGCTGTGCTACTGAACCATCTACCTGAAGGATAAATCTAGTAGTAGTAGTCTTTTTACCCTCAACAGCGATAGGAAGTCTAACTGAACTATAGCATCTAACGCCGTGGAATGTGAAGAACTCTTCACTAGTCGTATCAACATTAGTATTAGTTACTGTATCCAGATAAGCTCTCATCTTTGAGTAAGTTTCAGCGTCAAATGTAATTGACATAAGACTTCTATCAATTCCGTCAATATAGTCTGTCTTTAATGTTTCAAGTGTCACGATAGCCTCTTCAACTATATCCTGAATAGCTGTTTTAGTTGGCGTGAATTTAGTTCCTGAAGTAGCTGCTACCTCAAAGAATTTTGAGTCTAATTCAGCAGCCATTCTCATCGCGTGATTAGCTGAACGCTTTGCAATAAGTCCGTCTACACCTAAAAGTGAAACGTCTTTCTGTTCAATCTCTTCTACGAATTCTCTATCTGTGTCGATAGGGATTGTAACATCCTTACCCTTTACATAATTACCTTTTCCTGCTGTTCGGGCTGAACCATATGCCTTCGATGTGGCATTTGCGAATCTTTTAGCTTCAACTGTACCTGCTGTAGGGTCACCAGATAAGTCTGTATTCTTCAATTTGCCCGAAATAGTAGCTTTCTGAACATTCTGAAGCACTCCATCATAGGCTTCAGATAAAAGCATCTTTCCTGATGGGTCTAATAATACATTCAACGATGTAATTCTTGTTGTTTCTGCCATTTCTTAATCTCCTTTTTAAAAAATCTTACCAAATTAATGGACGTTCTTTAGGTTTTTCAATTTCCTCGCCTTTCTTCTGGTCTGGGTCTTCTTTATTAGAAGGACCTGAAAATGAAGGCTTTGGCTTTGGGTCACCTTTGTCGTCCTTTACTACGAATGCTCCAGCATCTTTTTCCTTATATGTATTAACATAATCGTCAAATCCAAGGAGTGTGTCTCCATCCATTTTTAATTCCTGTGCTAATACATCAGTTATGAATTTTTCTTTAGCCGCATTTGAAGTAAATTGTATACCACCTACTTTCTGCTTTACGGCGAATTCATACTGCTGTTTCTTAAGCTGAGCTGCCCAATCTTTCTTGTCATCACCATATTTAGTCTTTAGTGTTTCAAGTTCGCCACGGACAGTTTCCAATTCATCTGAATTATCGCCTGCATCCTTGAGTTTCTTCTGTAAATCAGCTAAATCCTTATCACGTTGAGCGATGTCCGTATCATATTTAGTGTGATAATTGTCACGCTCTGATTCCGCTTTTTCCAGCTTATCCTGTATAGACTGTACTTCTGCTATTGTCTTATAATTTTCCAAGACCAACTTGTCAAACTCTTCTTTTTTGTCTTCTGGAATTGTGATACCAAATTTCTCTAAGATACTGTAAATATTCTTCATTTTAATTTCCTCCTAAAATATCTTATATAGCGAATTTTCTTCACTCTGGATTTTATTTACGTTACTATTATAACAAATTACTAACATTTGTAAATAGTGATTTGTTAATAAGTTAATAAAAATGTTAGTAATGTTAATAGGTTTATTCTTACTTATTAACATTACTAACACAATTAACAAAAGTTATTAACATTTTATGTAAGTTATTAACATAAAAATACTTATTAACAAAGTTATTAACATTACTAACAAAAGTTATTAATATTTATCTTCCTGTATATCCTGGTACTCTCATACGTTCTGTTCGTTTCTGTAATCCAGCTTTAGTTGCTATACTAGAATATAACTCTTTATTTCTTTTTATTTTAGCTTTAGCCTTATTTACTATAACATCATCACCACTAGCTTTTCCTGCAATAAAGGAATCCTTAGCGTATCTAATATTCGTTTCTATGTTTCGCATCACTTGTGAAGCTTGATATCTGCTTACTATCTTACCATTAGGAAGCGTTATTTTTTCGTTGGAATAATCTAACATATCCTTCAATTCCGAATCACTATAAGCAGGTTGACTTATTCCTAGCACTATAGGATAGGCTGTATGTTGGCAATTTAATGTTCCTATAGGTCTTGCTAAAGATGCCTGCAATTTAGCAAATTCTTTCTTGCTGAATTGTTTTCCTTGAATTGGTTGATGGTCTTCTGCACAGAGTCCGTGAGCAGAAATCTCATATCCATCTGCCCCGAACTGTTCTCCTGTGATTTGTCTTATTCCAAGATTTACCTGTCTGACACCACTTAATATATTCATTCTAGCAGCACTATCTAATCTTCTTGTATATCCACTCGCATATTTAACACGCATTCCGTCTGTGGATGCTTTAACAAGTGCTTTTCTTATGGCTGCCTGATAATTCTCCATTCCTGAGGAAACTGCATATACACTTCTATCAACCACTTTTCTATAATTCTCAGATATTGCAGTTGTTCGTGATAAATTCTCAAAGGTTCCATAGGTGAGTGAATTTACTGACTGAATATACTCTTGTATACGTCTATTCTGTTCAAATGGAACTTGCTCAACACCTTTAGCGGAATAGAACACATCCATATCATCATATAATGATAATCCACTTTCTTTGTACAGCTTATCAAGTTGTAATACAGTTAAATTACACCGCTGTCTTAGCTTCTTATTGATATGGGCTATATTAGCATCCATCTTATTCATCTGTTCCAACCTATGCATATCTGTAGCAGATAGTTTACCCATATCCTTGACGTGCTTAGCCATTAATTCAATATATTCGTCATTTATTTCCTCGAATGCTTGAGCCATCTTATATGCTATTTGGTTCAGTCTCGTGCTACTTATCATATATTACCTCTACTCTTCCTCACCAGCATCTGGTTGTTCACCTTCTCCTGTTTCATCCTCATTAGGTTCCAATGGATTTTCAGGCTGTTGGTTAAATAAGTCATTCATCATCTTATTAGAGCTTGAATCCTCAATCTCCTCAATCATATCCTTAGCTGTTTCTTCATCTTCACCTGTATACCAAGCACGGACTTCATATTTAGCTAATATATTAGCATCTAATAATTGAACTTTTTGGCTCAATTCTGTGTCCGTATCGGTTAAGATACTATCTTTCCAATCTGTAGTAGTCGTATATATTCCGTCTGGAGCTAACTCATATAAGGTAGTTAATACATCCATAGCATATACGGCGTCATTCAAAGCCTGCTCAAGTGCTTCTTGATTTCTTTGAATAGTGATATAAGCTCTCTGCTTAAGTATTTTCATTTCCGTCGCTGTTCGGGCTTCTGATTCTACTTCAGATAACGCTCCTCTTGATAATCCAACTAAATCTTCAACACGCATTAAATATCTATTTAATCCAGATAAATAGCTGGCATCACGAAGTGAAGGCGTAAATGCCTTGTATGTATCATCATCACCTAAGTCTAATGTACGATATAGTCTATCTCTAACTTTATCCATTTGAGGAACACTTCCATAATAGCCCTGACTAAAATGTACTGCATCTGCATCTACATCAATAGCCATTTGACCTCCATCATATTCCCAATCAAGTCGGCTGAACTGTTCGTCTGCCCTATGTATCAACTTAATAGCTGGACTAAATATGGATATTCCTAAAGGACTATCTAAATCTATGTTATTCGCTAAAGGTACTCTATAGAAACCGAATAGTGGCTTTTCAACATTTTCAATAATAACTGGTTCTTCTGATATATTAGCCCACTTATTAATTGATGCTAACGGAATTTCAATTCCTAAATCGTCATCCTGAGACTCTTCATCTTCTACATTCTTTATCTTGACTTTAAATGCTTTATTTTCTATAACGACTCTTTTAGTTGATGCATCAAATGTCTGTCTTTCAATCTTCGTATATCTATATTCACCTGATGTAAACTGGTCGAAGAATGCTATATCTGTGATATTATCATCGTCATCAAACACGATAGGTACGAAATCACCTTGCCTACAGAAATCAAAGTATATCTGATTATTAACTACATACGGTTTTATGATAAATCCACCTACTGCCATTCCCTGCTCTAATTTAGCTGGTAATTTAGTTAATAATCTTCTTTGATATTGGCTATTTAGGAATGTAGCTCTTGTGTTGATATTTTCCTCTGCTGTAGAATCATCGGTTGGTATGGATTTTCCAGGTTCGGATATAGTGCTTTTCATTTCAGAAAGAACTTGCTGTTGAAGTGATTGACATATTTCTTTTCCTAATCCTAAACTGTATATGCCAGTTTCTTCATCCAACCACGGTGATTCGTCCTTATATACATCTTTCCAGGTATTAATAGCATTCCTCATATCCTCACTAATACTATATATCTGTACATCATTAATCGTATCAGATATGGATTTATAACCTACCATTTTTTTCAGTGCTTCCTTGAGCCATTCAATTAATTTGCTAAACATCTTTATTCTCCTTTTATTCTAATATATTTAATTCCTTATAAACTGCTAAGAGCTTAGGGAATTGAATTGCTACCCAATCGACCATAGTCTCCTCGTGACCCCACGTTGTAGAGTGTTCAAAATTACATTGTAATCCACTTTCGGCTAGAAAAGCGTGTATAATCTCGTGTCGTAATTGCTTATTCTGCATTCGCTGGAAGTCACCCACATTATTATAATTATCCGCTCTGATTATAATTGTCTTTGAGGTGTAATCACAGGAACCATCATAATCAGCATCCTTTAGATTCTTATATTTAATCTTATATAATGTCCCTAATATTAATATTCTTTTCTCCATAATATTATCTTCCTTTCCTTTTCCAAACTCTTTCCATCGCATATCTAGTCATATCAATACTATGGTTATCACGGTCTGGAATAACACTTGTTGGTTCACCATCTTTATTCAATTCATATTCGGCATTCTTAAATTCGTCCTTCGTATTAGGACATCTTATAGGGTCGATTACAATCTCCACTAATGATTGTAACCACTTAATTCCATAACGCACTGAATCAGGACCCTTTTCAGCTGCCCTTGCATTTAACCCATAACTTCTATAATCAGCTACAGACTTATTCTCTGCACTATCACAGGTGATTAAGTCGTGGGCTCTTACACCCTTATTCTCAACTAAATAGGCAGCTGTATCTCTGTTCTTTGTCTTAATTGCTCTATATTCATCAAAGATATATAGCTTTCTTCTATTAGCATCATAGTGCATTTTACCCCAATGATAAGGGTCTGGATACCAACCCCAGTCTATTCCCATATAGATGTGGTCAAAGCCTGCTATTTCTTCATCTGTTATCGGTCTTACTGTTATATTATCAAATACGTTATTTCCTGTTCCTACTGGTTTGCCTAGATATTCGTGCTCATATGCTTTTGGATTTATTTGCTTTAACCATTCAGCATCATCTATGAACTGTTGACCTAGCCACTCTTTCGGTGCATCAAGATATGTAGTTTCACTTACATAAGTATCAGGTCTTAGCTTTTCTTCTTCTATATAAGCATTCGCCCAGTTTGTCTTGCTTCTAGGTGGGTTCATAGATTTAAAAACTACGAACTTAGGACCACCTCTTAATACTGACTGCTGAACTGTTCTTAATTCTTGTGCTCCATTGAACTCGTCTAATTCTTCGAACCAAAGATACTTGAAGTAACCGAACTGTGTCTTTACTGACTTTGATTTTTTCGCCTTGTCCAATCCCTTAAATATAATTTTCTGCCCTGTAGGCTTATATATGCATTTATATGGTGATTTAACGCAATGCCATAATTCACTAACTCCGAGTTTGTCTATCGCCCAACATATCTGTTCATATACAGAATCTCCAATAGTATCTGCTACCTTTCTATATACAAGAGCATTTGCATCTTTATCCTGCATTATGCCGAACACAATCTCAATACTAATATCGGAAGATTTCAAGCTACCTCTTCCTCCTATACAGTCATAGTAAGTATGGTTTCCTTCTATAATATCCCAATGCATATTATAGAACGCCGGACCTATACATTCAGTTAAGGGGATAGTCAATTCTACTTTTGGTTTAAGTGGAAACATATTTACGCCTCCTTTGGACGTGGAATATCGTCCACAATCTTAACAGGAATTACAGCAGCCTTCGTATCTACTAATCTACGAGCTAATTCACTAGCAGCCTTTGTTCTGTCAGATAATGATGGTTCTAAATCGAACTGGTCCTGTACTTCACCTCGCATTACAGAAGTTAAATACTCTAATACTTCATTCGCTGTGGCTACCTTTTCTTCATCAAGCTCTGCCATACGTTCCGCGATGTAATTTTGCCCTTTTATACTTTTTAACATTCTACAACCTTGCTGTCCAGCTGTTTTCTCACTATAACCCGCATCTATAGCTGACTGTGTAATGTTATTAGTGGCTAGATAATTTTCAAAAAATTCAAATTGTTTTTGATTTAGATAATCTGGCTTTAATCTCTTTCTTCTAATTGTTTTTGGCATTTATATATTTCCTCCATTCTTTGTTCTATTATTGTATCAATTCTTCTGCTTTGAATCTCTTGTTTATTAAGGGTTTTTACTATATTCAGTAGGTTTACTAAATATCTAATTATTCTTATTGTACTATATGAACTATATACTATTTTATAATTTCTTTTTAGTATATATCCTTTTATATATCTTCCCCTGTCCCCCGAATAAAATTGAGTTGTATTTATGCTTATTATATAACCTTTTTGTTTTAGTGCTAATTGTAATTTATATATCAATGCTTGTTGATTTGCCATAACATTATCTCCTTTTTAACTATATAAAAATATAACAAAAAAAGCATAAAATGTAAATAAAAAGAGTACAAACCTGTATAAGATTTGTACTCTAATTGTTAAGTAGTTGTTAATATATTAATTTGTAGTTAGTTGGTTTTATCTTCGCCTCTAATTCGCGAATTTGTTTTCTCAACTCTTCCATATGTGTTATCTGTTCCGCATAGTCTTCTATAGTTGCTACACCTGTCGCTATTTTTATTCCGATATAATCATAACTTTTTATTTCTAAATATAAACTCTCTAATTTTCGCAGTATTTCTTGCTGCTCTTCCCAAGTTATATTAATATCATTATTCATCTTATTCTCCTCCTTATTTGATTTTCATTTGCCTCAACCATTACTTTCTTATTCTTCAACTGTTTCTTCTGAATTGTTATAAAGTTTATAGTCTACATAGACTGTAAGTTCAGGGTTGTGATAGTATTCTGACTGACAATATAATTCTTTTTCTGATGAAATGTCATATTCCTCATCTGTATTTATATATCCAAAATTGTCAACATTGAAAAAATATGGACCTTGATTTGAAATTAACTTTTTATCAGTTGAATCTATATACATTTTTCCAAATTTTATATATTTAAAACTCGCCACATTAATTGAAACTCGTTTTAAATTACGAAGGCATAATATTCCCTCGTGTTCTATTCCAAGAGTTCTACACATATCAGAATATTTTACAGTCATATTTTGAACTTGACTTTGCGAAGTCTTATTAATAGCATTTATCTGAGTTAAAGCTGTGTTATTAATAGCCCTAATCTGACTTGTAGCAGTATTATTGATGTCAGTTAATTTACTGCTAGTAACTTCGTTAAAAGCTACAACTTTAGCATTATAAACATTATCTGCGTTGTTATTAAATTTTCTTAAATTTTCAGTGTAAGCGTTATTAAGATTATTAATATTTTGTCTAGCACTATCATTAACGCTCTTAATGTTAGCTCTTCCAGCACCATTAATTGCATCAATCTGTGCCTGTGCTGTGTTGTTAATACTTTCCAACTGTCCTACCGCTACATCATTAATACTATTTAGTGCGTCTTGCAGTTTAACTTGTAACTCAGATTTTGTCTGCTCCCCATAAGACTGAGTATCTTCCATCGCTTGTTTAGTGGCTAAATAAAGTTTATTCATATTCTTAATAATCTCATCTGCTACTTCTGGTACTATACTAATGACAAGTACAGATGAACCAATCAATCGTAAGATTAATTCTGAATTATGTGTAGAGTCTGGTACACCATCAACATCTTTAGTTGCTAAGGTGTCGCTTACCGTAAATGACTGTATGTAAGATTTCTGAACTGCTTTATTTGTATAATTGACTTGAGCTTCTAACTGACAGTTTCCCACGAGCTGTTTAGTTTCTGCTTGATTTAAAGGAATAATATATATATCACCAGCTAAACTCACGTCATTTGGATATACTTTGGATAACTGAACAGAACCACAATTTATAGTGAATATAATTTCATCTATAATTTCCTGTTCTGAAGGTTCGTCAGTTATTTCTGGAAGCTTAACTATTAGATTATAAGTTGCTCCTGCTTTCATTTCTTATTCTCCTTTCTTATGATTCTTTATCAATTATAACATTTTCTTCGTCTATATTAAATAACTTTTTATGTATATCTTCTTCTATGAATTTCTTCCAGCAGGTTGCACCCATACCTAATTCTATAGCTTTTGGATTCTTTAATTTTCTTCCACAACGTTTGCAGGTGGTTTGTTCTAATTCATTAATCAATATTATTCCTCACTTTCAACATTTCACCGCCTTCAATTCCAAATTTTTCAACAAATATTTGCGTGTATTCTTCTATTGTTTTATCTGCATCTATTTAATCGCATTTCTTCCCTCCTATTCGAAACTCTGTAAGAGATTTAGAGCTAAATCGTATAAACTTTTTCTTACCACATTTGCAACACGTCACTTCAACTTCTCCATCTCCACAAATTGAATCAATCTTATATGTATGCTTGCAAAGAAATTTAATCTTGCGTTCATAATTCATTCGCTTTTTTATTTTAGAAAATAGAAAAATTAAAATTTCAACTATATGAAGAAACATGGTTGCAATCCCTATTCCTACAAATATAGGAATTAATATGTGCAACATTTATAAATCACTCCAATCTAATATGTATTTTGTCCGCAATTTTTACAGTAGCCTGAATGAATCATTAAGCATTTACATCTTGGACAAAAATATTTTCCTTCAAGAACTGTTCTTGAAATTTTTTCCTGCTTTTCAAGGGCTGAGATTGCCATATCTAATGCTTGGTTCATATAGTTGTATGGCTGAATAGTAAATCTGCTTTCTTTTAATCGTCTGATTGCTTCTTCCTGTGTTATCGCTTTCTGCTCTTTCATTCCTTAGTTCTCCTTTTATTAAATCACCTACAACTTACTCTATAATTTTTCAATTCTTTCAGCCACCTGCATAACTGATTATCTGCTTCACCTAAATTTGAAATCATCTTATCCAAACTTAATGTGTTTGGAAACTCATTTATTTTATACATCTTCAACTCTGTCAACCACAGTCTTGTTTGCAATATAGGTATTCTCTCACTATCCTCTAAGTCTCTACTTAATTCATAATCTAAAGCCTTCAAACATTCATCTAATGTCATTTTAACACCTCACTTTCTGCTAGTTTTGCGTATTTCCAAAAAGTTACATCATATTCATCATCCACTGTCCAAGATGTAGCTCCACACATCCACGCATAAACTTTCCCATCTTCAAATTTAGCAAAATATCTATTCACCCATTCTTTATCTTCATTCTTTCTAACCAATATTGGTGTATCAACCTTGACTTTGCTCCAATCAACTTCTGGTTCTTTATATTCTGTAAGTAACCAATTTAAGGCTTCGTCAGAACAAGAAAAAGTGTGGATGAATAAACATTCAGTACACTTTGTATCATCACAGATATGTGGCTGTCCTTGTACTAGTGCTAACTTATCAAGGTTTATAATACCTAATTTCACTAATAGTTCCTTATAATATTCAATATTAAGCATAACAATTCCTCCTAACCTATTGATTTTAATTCTTCAAGCATTTTTGCGTAATCTTCATCCATACTTGCATACAGTTCATCTAAATTTCTTGCTTCCAGCTCACGTCTTTTCGCTTTCATCTTTGCTAATAACTTCTGCTTCTTACGTTTAATATCCTGTCTTTGTCTGTAGGCAGATAAGTCAACTTTGCAAATAACCTCTTCTGTTACTTCGTTTTTTACTTCTTCTTTTGGAAGAATCTTTGTTACGAAACAAAGCTTACCTTGTGCTTTTCCCGAAACTAAAACATAATCAGTAGGTTGTATTCTACTATCTGGTTCGTCATATAAAGCATATGCATATTCCTGCACTGAACCGTCAACTGTAACAAAGGCTACTCTATCATATGGTAGTAAATCTAAATCTTTATCTTTTGCTGCTTCAAATAATTCCATAGAATATTTATCCAACCAAAAATAACTAGAATCAGAATATTCGTTATATTCGCCAGGAATGTGTACTCCATAACATCTATCACCCGTTGTAAATATCCTACGTACCTCTCCAAGTCTTCCCACTAGCTCATAACTTCCGTATATGTCCTCTACTGTTTTGGTGGGCTGAATCACAACCTTGTCACCTATCCTAAAATTTCTATTCATATTTTCCCTCCTTATCTCTTCACCCAATAATTTCCTACACAATAATAACCACAATCCCAAGTATCTACTATTTTTCCGTCCTTTATAACGGTTAAATGATTAGCTAAACTCAATATCGCCAGCATATTAGGATTACGTCTTGCAAACTGTTCCGCTGTGTATCTATAACCATATGCATCTTTAGGTGTTTTCATTTTTATGAAACCTATCTCATCTAAATACTTATCAAACACCTTTCTATCATTAGGCATCATTTTCATCTTCATACCAATTTCACATAAGCCTGTATATACGGTATCCCAATCTAATTCACTTGCAAATGATATAGCTCTTACTACACAATCACCTGCTGATAACTTATTCTTTGGGTTAGCATTGTAAAAACAAAAATGCCCATTATCTTGTCTGTAACTTGGTTTACTCATAATATGTTTACCTCAACTTTCCTTGTTTTTTAACTTCTGATTGTATTGTAATACATATAAGCAAAAAAGTAAACCTTTTTACGCAAGTCTTAATAAAATAAAGTAAATTCTTAATAATTTAAAGTAGACAATTAAAAACTAAATAGTCCAAAGCTATGTCTTCATCTAATTTTCCCAGTTTTATTCCTGTTTCCACCTTTTGACACACTCGCATATTTCGCTGGCATTCTGTTAGATTGTAACCACCTATATTCTTATTAACTATATATAGGTCTCCTTTGGACATTCCTGTTCTTTCCATTGCTCCTTTTTTATTTGCTCCCAAGGCTAAATAAGCGAACATATTCCTGAACCCTTTATAAAGAATGGATGCAATCATCAAAGCTGATTCTCCCTTTCGTTTAGCTTCATCCAATAACTCTATTGCTGTATCTGGAAATCCTGATAATACTGCATCTGTAAGCTGGAAGGTAATATCACCAATTTCCTTATAGAATGCTCCGTCATTATCTAGCACTTGAAAGGCTTTATCTGGTGATGATTTGTACTCTTTGTGACATTGCATATACTGTTCTATCTTATCTAATTCCAATAAGATTCTTCCATATGAATGACCACATAGTTCTATAATACGTTCACACACAGAATCGCTCATATTCGCGATTTTCTCTCTTATATAGTTCATTAATATGTTTTCGGATAAAAATGTAAATTCTACGGCGATTTTTTTGTTCTCTTTATAAAATCTACCTCTTTTATCTATCTTATGGTATCGGAGTATTACTATATCCTGCTTTCCTTTCAAAGCACTTTTCAGCGATTCTCCTGCTTTTTCGTTCTTCATAAAGTCTAAATCATCATTGATTATATACACCTTTTTCGCCTTATCCAGCGACTTTGTTCTCAACTTGTTAAGTACCTGTGATACTGACCCAATACTCACTGGTTTCCCAGCTTTCTTAATATGCTCAATGTATATATCTAATATACACTGCTCCTCACCGAATAATATTAATAAATTGGGGATATCATCATTACTAATACACCTCATCAATTCAACTAATTCCATCAGAATAATCCTCCTTTCTTCTTTTTCGGTTTTGGTTTAACTACAATGCTGCTTCCAGCTAAATTTCGGGCTATATTCGTAAGATATGTTTTATCCTTAACATTTAATCTACTATATAGGTCAAATCCTGTGTTTCCATCAAAATCGAACATACAATAGCCATATTGAGTATCATTCTTAACATCAACATCCTGCTGTAATTCTACCAGCTGATGACTTAATTCATCATATTCCTTATCTGATAATTTATTTTCGTTAAGTTCATAATATAGAATACAGTTAATTATTATTTTTCGCTGTAAAAAGTTAATACAGGTTAATTTATCCCATCTTCTAGGAAATCTCTGCATATTAATGCCTCCTCATACCACCGAACTCGTGCATTGGATAATTATGCTTATGTGTATTTGCAAACGTTTTAATTGTACACCTACCATCTTTCAACCCGAATATACATTTACTACATCTGAAAACTAAATCTTTCTTTTCATCTGTTTCTTTGCAATTCATACACCAGTTCTTCGTGAATATATCCAATCCGTGAACTGCTTCTGTAATATCATCCTTATTTCCCATTCTTAATCTCCTCCAATATATTAATCAACATACATTCTATACTTGCCTTTTTATTAATTGTTGTTCTGTCAATCTCCTGCTTGCATCTACTTATATAAGATAAGCAAGTTGGTGTGAATAATTCTCTAGCAGTCTGACCTAAGCAACGCTCGAATACACGCATAAATAATAAGCCATCAATCTTATCTGTTTCTGTCTGCTTATTCTGTAGCTGTGTACACGCTTTTAGTACCTTTGTTCCTGACTTTTCCTGCAGTGCTGCTAAAACATCAAAGACACAATTCTGTACCTTTTCCAGCTCTTTCTTATCAATCTGCATCTGTCCAATGTTGGAACAGTAGTCCAATAAATAATCATCATCTGAATATGACCTTAATTCTTCTTCTGAATAAGGTTCCATCTTTATCACTGTTCCACGACTTCTAATTGTACCAAGCATATTATCAATATTATGAACCGTCATAATAAAGTATGCTTTATTGGGCGGTTCCTCTACCACTTTAAGCAAAGCGTTTTTCGCTTCCTGTCGCATATCATCAGCATCCCTAAAGATATAGCAAGTAGGTTCGCTTTTGGTGTAGGCATATTCTATGGCTTGTCTGACATCACTTATGCTATTACCAAGAATTATCCCCTGTGCGTTAATATATTTCATTATTAATTTGGCGAGAGTTAATCTTCCACTTCCACGAGGTCCTGATAAAATTATAAAACGTGGTACAGCTTTATTCATTCTCCAAGACATCAACGTCTTAATATTATTCTTCTGACCAATCATCATCCAGTGCCTCCAATTCAAAGCTAAATAAAGGATAAACTAAATTGGAATTATAGTCACCCATACTTTTGTTAGGGTCATAATTCTCAAGCAAACAGCAGTATGGGATATTATCATTCTCAAGAGTTACAACAATATCTCCGCGATTAAAATTATTCATATTATCACCCAATACTCTACACCTTGTTCCTGCTTTTATCATATTAATTCTCCTTTCCACAATAAATCAAGATAGATAATTCTATCAATGTTCTAGGGTCGCTATCCCATTTAACTTGATTATTAATGTCAACAACTAATTCAATAATTTCCATAATTGACACTTTATTGGTATATAAATAGTCCAGCTTCGCCTTATTATCATCTGTTTCTGGAATGGTAACGTACTTGAAATTCTTATATATGATATATCTCTGCACATCTAATAAGAATTTAGCGAATTCTTTCATTAAGTGCTTAACATCTTTTCCTTGTCTATATGCATCATCAATAATATGTATACATTCACTTTTTTTCGCTAGTAACTCCTCAAGAAAATCAAAGAATGTTTCGTAGTTCTCTGTTCCTATAATGTTGAGGACGTTATCCAAAGTGAGTTCATCACAAAGTGAACTGCACTTGTCCAATAAAGTGATGGCATCTCTCATTCCACCATTCGCAATCTTAGCAATATAAGATAAGCACTCTCCATAGGTATGTATTCCTTCCTCTTGGCAGATGTTTGCTAACCTATAAACTATTCCATCATCGCTTATCTTCTGAAATTGATACCTCTGAACTCTTGATAGAATTGTATCTGGAATCTTCTGTGGGTCTGTCGTACATAATATAAATATGGTGAACTTAGGTGGTTCTTCCAATGTCTTCAATAATGCCTGCCACGCCCCATTAGATAAGGAGTGACATTCGTCTACTATATATATTTTATAGTCAGCATCCAAAGGGTGCTTTTTCGCATCTTCTATAATCTGTCTAATATTATCTACACCACTATTAGAAGCTGCGTCCACTTCGATAGGTGTTCCTTTTCCATCATTAATCATTGATGCGAAGATTCTGGCACTTGTAGTTTTTCCTGTTCCTGCAGGACCAGTAAATAAGTATCCGTGCTGAAATGTCTTTGTTTTAATCTGATTTTCTAATATATCTTTTATTGATTTTTGCTCTGTCATATCATCGAATGTCTGAGGTCTATATTTAACCGCTAAACTTGTCTTTGCCATTAATATTTACGTCCTTTCTTGTTAATCATATAATAATATAATGATTTTTTCTTTATAACTTCGTTGTATCTAATTGCTTTATCCTTATAATCTATGTATCCCTCGCATATGCTATGACATCCAACGAATCTCTGTGTACAATCTTTGCAAGGGCAATGTGGTCTAGGAATGCGATTCTCCATATTGCTTCTCCTTATAATTTAAATATTCAATGAACTGCCTTTCAGATAATACATAGAAATCTTGGTGAGCATCTGGGTCAAATCTAAAAGCTAACACACTCTCTTCCTTTCCCTGCTCAAAGGCTTGTTCCTGCATTTTGGTAATCCATTCGTTCTTAATGGAAAAAGAGGACTTTTTCGTTGTTGGCGTTTTTGCTTCTATGAAGAAATGTTCTGTATGTATATCACCACCACCGAATCTTGTTCCACCTGAATTACTCTGTGTTTTGCCACCTGTAACCCTTGCTATATGCTGTTCCTGTATATCACTGAAATTTCTAGTCGACATCACGAATCACCTCCGTATGATTTATCTTGAAGGAATCTTCCCAATAATCATTATTTATATTCAATGTTGGAATACCACTCACCATCCATCTTTCGCCTGAAAAGCATATATGCAGATAATTGCCATCAGGGTTATATTCTCGGTAAGTGTTCACTATTTCTTTCGCTAGTCTTACAATCTTATCTGTACACTCTCTTTCTTTTTCGCCTTTGGTTTGTGTATCACTTATTACTTCTCCAACATATTCAGCTGTTAGTCTATTTTCTTCCATCTTCTATCTCCTTCCATTCTTTAATTGCGGACTTAATTACCCAGCCTTCCCAGCTTATACCTGCTAGATATTTTGAAATTTCTTCCCATTTCTCTCTAGCTTCCTGTTCTGTTTCAATTCTAATTAACCCTATTCTATCACCACAATCAGGACCTACTCCATATAGTCTTGATACTGGATTAGTTAATTTCTTCCCACAGCACATACATACTGAAGTAGGTTCTGCTTTTCCGTTTAACTTCATATAGTACATTCCTCTGGTTTCCTTTTCAATGCTACCCTGCATCACTGTCAAAGGCATCGGTTTATCATCATTCCATTTAGTATGAAAGTCAAATGTAGATGTGGCTGGTTCGGTCATATATTTCTTAACCGTAATTCTATAAGATTTTCCGACTTCCATTTTTTCTTTTTTATAACTGGAATTTTTATCTTCTTTTCCAGCTAAAACAATCTCGAAAGGCTTGCCTTCCTCAAATTGCATATTATTGGAAAATCTACGAATTTTATTAAATATATCTATCACGGATTATATCTCCTTCCATATTTAATTATTCTTTCTAATTCTACAATAGTAGCATCAACTAATATAAATAAACTTATATTTACCAGTACACGATAAATGCCTTGTACCTTCCACCCTGGAAGTATATTCAATATTACCAGTAATAAAAAAGTAATGATTAAATTCTTCATTAGTGTTTCCTCCTTAGTTATAATGGCAATTAGCGATTTCTTCTCTTGTTCTGATTAAGAAATCAACAGCTTCAAATTCCTGTGTTTCTTCATTAAATTCTAAATCGTCACAGATAACATCGTGTTCGTTAATCTCTTTGATTTCATAGACACCTCTGTCATCGCTTACCCAATCACCAACTTTTAATTCTACTCCATCTTTGCTCATTAATTTGTTCATATTAATTACCTCAACTTTCTTTGTTTTCTTAACTTATGTGTACATTATACTATATTGTAATACATATGTCAATAATAAATTTAAAAAAATTAAAAAAATCTGTAACTTTTTTCTGAGTTACAGATTTTCTTTTTGTTATAATTTACTTTGGATAGCCTTCTCCAATCGTTCGTATTGAACAGGATTACTCTTGAGATATTCAATCATCTTAGGCTTGCCTTGAACCTTTTCCAATATCTCGCCTGTATCTATATCAATTAAGGAGAACCAAGCTCCTGCCTGTTCTATTAATCCCAACTTTATCGCAACATCAATCGCATCTGAGATATAATCCACACCTTCCAGATATTTCAACGTATAAAATCCTACTTTTCGGTCTGGTCTATCAACCTTAGATTTTACCAAGGCAACATCTACAATATTACCAGCTGGATTCTCACAAGCTCTTGATAGCTTATTACCTTTTTCGTCAATATAGTAGCCTTTCCTGAACTCAAGACGTGTGCTACAACTATGACGCCAGCATTTACCGCCAGTGGTTGTTGTTCCTCCGTAAGGACTATTCATATCGTCCCTAACTTGATTAATACCTATGAATGTTGTTTTAGTTCTGGCAAGAATAGGAGTAATCTTCCTACTGAACTCTGTAAGTGCCATACTTACTCCGCCATATGTTCTTTCACCTATTTGCTTCTCATTTGCCTGCATTGATACCATAGCACCGATTGAATCTAATATACATAAGCTAATCTCACCTGTATCTATTATATCAATTATAAGGTTGAATACTTCTTCAGCTCCCATTGAATCAGGGTCTAAATAAAGTAATTCTTCACAATCTACACCTAGCTTTGTAGCCCATACAGGGTCAAAGGTATGTTCTATATCCACGAATAATACTTTTCTGTCAGGGAACTTTCTTTGTGCTTGTCCTGCTAAATCTTCGGCTGTTGTTGTCTTACCACTTCCATCAGCACCAAAAAACTCGGAAACTCTGCCAACAGGTATTCCACCATATGTCATATAATTAAGTCGACAGGATGAAAAAGGAATCTTATCTACCTCTTTAAATTCAACTCCTAATTGAATACTTCCAACCTTCATCTTTTTATTTATGGTTTTAATAAGGTTCTCGACTTCACTCATTATTATTTACCTCCTAATTCTTCTAAATGATGACATCTTTCCCTACCTATCATATCAAAAGATAGTCTAACTTTACAATGTTTTCGCTGAACGTCTTTTTCTGACAGATAAACCTGATGGCATCTGCACCAATATCTGGGATTCTTGCATATTTTATTTTTCAATCCCATATAATTTTTTCCTTTAATCGCTTTCTTGTATTCCATTGCTTTTTCCTATATATCGGCTATTGGATAGCTCCAATTCAGATATTCTCCTGTTCATTATTTTTTTAAGACTGTTGAGCATCTCATATCCTGCTTCTACCTTTAACTTGACTTTTTTATAGGTTCTTGAATATATAGCCAAGGTTAAGGTTTCACTCTGTGCAGCTAATTCAGCCCTAGCTGTCTTATCTGCTACTGTACCTTTTCCACTATCCCTAGCTTTCAGATAAACTTCCTGTCTAATAGCTTTACACGTGTCTTCTTTAATGCCTAAATCTTCCTGAGCTGAACCTGTAAAATATAATATATTGGCTAATTCAAGAATAGCCTGTTCTAACTGTACATCTGTTATATCACCATTTCTTGTTATTATGTCTCTTGTAACTTGCATAAAGTTATCCAAATCACTACAGTATTTCTTTACAAGTGCATCTGATATTCTTCTGATTGTATCACTTATATTATCCACATTCTGCATTATATCTTCAGCAGTTTCAGTTTTATTATTTCTTTTTTGTGGATAAAAATCGCACATCGAGGTATTACCCTTGCAACTGCACACCTCAACTTCTTTCGTGCCTAAGCATCTTCCATTTTTATAACAACTACACACATTTCCTTCTCTACGACTTGCCATTATAAATGCCTCCTTCCATACTCTGCTATCAATAATGCTTCTGCCATTCCGTCGTGGTCTTTTTTACATCTTTCTGTCTTTTTTAAATTCACACCTGGAAATAATCTCTTACATACTTCAATAGATGTATTTTTATCGCTTGTACAGCTAAACTCTTTCTTCCACTTCTGAGGTGTAACAAGTTCATAAGGTATCCCATATGCTTTCAATACACCCTGTATGAAGCCAAAATTCATACCGAAATTGAATGTACTTGATACTCCTTGCTTGGGCATTGCGTGAACGTGTTCTAATGTGCATATGCAAGGAATATTGAGCTGTGCATAGCTTCCTAACCTTGATATTAATAATTCTTCAGAAAAAGGATAAACACTATATTGACCTAGAATACCAATAATTGCTATCCCACCGTTTTTTCCAGGGTCAATTCCTATATATACCATTATTATCCCACCTTTCTGCATATTGTTTTATAAGGACAAAATCTGCAATTCTTTGAGTTGTCTGTCTTTGGAGGGGCTATCATTCTCTCCACATAACCCTCACACTCTGCTATATATCCAACCAACCAATCTTTCATATCCTGTGTCACCTCGAATATTTCAGGGACTTCCAATGTGCATACATCACGATTTTCATATGTAATAAAGGCTTTATCCAAATCTAATGCAGTACAATAGCATATTACCTGATTATGATGTTGTTCCAACGCTTTTCCGTCTAACTGTGCATATTTAAACGATACAACATTCTTAAATTCGAATAAGAAATATTCATTAGTTGATATTCTTCTTATGATACCATCACACCTAAAAGAAATATTCAAAGCTGTATCTATAAGGTGTGTTTCAGCTCCTACTGTTTCCTTCACTTGTAAAGTCCTGCATTTTCCAAATTCTTGTTTCTTCTTTACATATTCAGCTACATCTACATATTCCCAGTCATAGCCCATTTTCTGCATATCCAATAGGGCTTCCTGTATTGCTTCGTGGCGTCTTGTACCAGTGTCAGCCATACCTGTTGAATTATATTCCACTAACTGCTCATCTTGTGGAGCCTTTGTCCTAGTGAAATACATATTCCTCATACAATGTAGTGAAGATGGTTTATACCAATTAGAACCTCTTCTCCTATGTTCTTTTTCTCTTCTCTCAATACAACTCATTAAATCAACCAGGAACTTCTTATTCGCTGGAAGTTCTGGTTGACTGTTATTAATGAGATTCAATAATCTCCTGCTCAATTTTTCCTCCTTTAATTAATACATTATCTTCCATAATTAATAACGTCATACATCTTACCATTTTTATACTGGATATTTACTAAATTACCCATAGGCATTGTATAAAAATTATTTGTGTAAACTTCACTTCCTGTTGTCTCTTGAAATGTTCCTATCTCTAAAATTCTTTTTGCTAATTCTCTTTTTTCTCTTGTCATTTTTATTACCTCAACTTTCTTTGTTTTTCTTAACTTGTATATACAGTATAACATATTGTAATACATATGTCAATAATAAATTTAAAAAAATTAAAAAATAGAACCCCATTAAAAAATGAGGTCCTATCCAAGAAAAGTTAAAGTATTTAAACAAATGATAATCTTTATCAATTCATATTATAGTATATCTTGTATTAATTTTCAAGACTTTCATCTTCTAATAAAGCGATGACCTGAATAACCTTTCCACATTCCAGCTTCAAGGCATTTTCATTCCCATACCAGAGCTTGACTGTTTCCTCTGGGTAAGCCTGCAACTGTTCTTTCAACATTGGAATATCTACACAGCACACGAACGGTTCAAAGTCCTTACTTTCTACATAGTTAATGGCCTCTACAGAAGCGTCTTTCTTACTGTGAATGTTAATTCCCTTTCTACCAAAAGTGAAGTAAGCTCCGTTCTTATCATAAGGTTCTATGAATAATGATAATCTGTCTAATACAGATAAGAGTAATTCCTTAGGCACTTTACAGGATGAAGTGAAAGCAACATCTAAATATGCTCCGATTTCTTCAACTGGGAAATCTTCAATTCCTTCCATAAGGCTTCCTTCAATTACCTGTGATTCTGTAGCGAATATGATTGTTTCCTGGTCAACTGTAACCTTAATATCTTCTTCCTTATATAATGTTAATAACTGCATCTGCTGAGCTGAAATTAATAAAGGTCCAAATTCTTCTGTGAACATTCTGAAATTATTGAATGTGATGACATTGGCGTCTGTGGTGATTACCTTATCATCACAGTAATAACCTGTAAGAGCTGGATTCTCTAAGGTTTTAGCTAAAGCTGACTTATTAATATTATAAGCCTGCATTATGCTGGATAACTTAACTGTTGACCAATCTTCTGTCTCTGATGTGTCGCTTCTAATATCAGGGAAAGATACAAGACCATCTTCATCGGAAATCAATGGAATCTTATAAGTTCCGTTCCCCCTAACAGAAAGTACATCATCCTTCACAGATAAATCAATATCTTCCGAAGTTGTTTTGACAATCAACTTTCCAAACTTATCTGCATCTACTGTAATGTCCATATTGTCTCCAGCTACTTTGTCAATGATAATACATAGTGTATTAGTCATATCTGTTGTAAGCAATCGCAACTTTCCATCCGATAATTTAATGCCTAACATTCCTGTTATAGGAATTAAATTATTAAATGAAGCTCCCTTAATTGCCTTATTTACGGCTTCTTTAAATCTCTGTGTAGCTACTTTCATTTTTTAAAATCCTCCTATAAATTCATTAAAGAATATGCTTCTTTTCTTAATTCAATGTTATCCCTGAAGTTTCCACGAATAGTAGAGGTTCGTGTCTTAGAACCCCTGCTCTTGATGCCACGAGCTGTCATACAAGAATGTTCACCTTCTACAACGACAAGAACATCTTTAGAACCTGTCGCTAACTGAATAACTTCGGCTATATCATTACCAATCTTTTCCTGTAACTGTAATCTCTTACCCACCATTTCTGCAATTCTGGCAAATTTACTTAAACCTAGCACCTTACCATTAGGTATGTAAGCGATAGACACCTTCATATTATACATCAAAGCTAAATGGTGTTCGCAGTAACTGAAGATTGGAATATCCTGAACAACGACCAAATCATTATTATCTGTATTGAAGCACTTGCTAAATTTTTCTGCAATTTCCTCGTTCGTATAGTTCATTCCTTCGAAGACTTCTTCATACATCTTGGCAACTCTTTTAGGTGTTTCCTTCAGACCTTCTCTCTCCGGGTCATCACCTAAAGCAATTAAAATATTTCTAATGCTTTTCTCAATCAATTCTTTATTAATCATAATTATACTCCTCTCTTATTAGGGTCCCAGATAATCTTATGCAGCTGTAGCTGAACTCTACAATTTTCTAGATTATTCTGTAAAATAAAATCTACAATATCGGCAGGCTCTATCTTACCGAATACAGGACTGAAATATATCTGTGCCTTAGGCTGTACTAATTCTATAACATATTTAGCCCTTTCTAAGTCTTCTGGACTACCTACGACGAATTTTAACACGTCCTTCTGACGTAAAGCCCTAAGGTTTGGCAAATACATCTTTTTCTCCATTCCACTTATAGGACATTTATAATCCATAGTAACGAACACGTGAGCAAGTCCTTTAACAAATGGTTGAAAATCTATAGAACCATTTGTCTCAATATTAACATCATAGTTCATACGATTTAGAAGTTCTATTAAATCTTTTACATCTGGCTTTAGAAGAGGCTCGCCTCCTGTAAGAGTAACACGAGATACACCTAAGTCTTCAACCTTATCTAGTATCTCATCCAGACTCATAGTCGTATAATTAGAATCTTCACACCCATATCTTGTATCACAATAGGAACAATTTAGATTACACCCATATAGTCTTATGAAAGTGGTAGGTAAGCCTGCACGCTTACCCTCACCATCAATACTCTTGAATATTTCAACAACTCTCATCTCTCTATACCTCGTATGTGGCAATATTGCCTTCACTTTCCTGAACCTGTACTTTATAGCAATAGCCAACTTCACATAAGGCTGTGACCTTACTTGCTACCCATCTAGCTATATTCTCGGCTGTAGGGTTTAGGGGCTCCACTACATCATTGATAAAGCTGTGGTCTAGAGCTCCGTGAATCTCTTTCTTAACTTTGGCAAAATCTACAATCATACCATCCTTATTTAATTTTTCGGATTTACAGAATACAGTGATAATCCAGTTATGACCGTGCAGATTCTCACACTTACTCTCGTAAGATAATTTCAACTGGTGTGCTCCTGCTATCTCCATTTTTTTAGAAACATAATACATTTATTTTCCTCCGTATCTATAAATTAATAATGCTAATATTAAAGCTAATACCTGAATACCTATGGCTATCCAAAAAACTATATTTTCCCTAATTCTCATAAGAGATGGGGTCCTCAATACCGTTAGCCTTGAAGGCTGCTATTCTATCTATACAAGTACCACAAACACCACAAGCCTTTTCTCGTCCGTGATAACAGCTCCAGGTTAATTCATAAGGTACATTGAGCTTTAATCCTTCAGCTACGACTCCGGCTTTATTCAAATGAATAAGAGGTCTGTTAATATGAATCTTACCATAAGTTCCAATATTAATTGCCTTATCCATAGCATCTGCAAATTCTGGAGAACAATCGGCATAAGCTTCACCCGCTGCATCATCTGCGTGGGCTCCGTAAAAGATTTCTACTTCTTCTCCAGGAAATAAACTATCTGCAAAAGCAGTTGCAATAGAAAGAAGTAAACCATTTCTGAAAGGTACATAAGTACCAACTCTACCCTCTCCATTCTGCTTAATCTGGTCGGCATAACTCATATCCAAGATTTCATCCTTAGAACCCTTAACAAGGGAACAAACTTCTCCTGCATACTTCATAACATTAGATATATCTTCTTCAATATGTCTTACATCATAATAATCTGCTATCTTCCTAGCACACTGTAATTCTTTATCGTGTTTCTGACCATAATATAAAGAAGCTGTTATAACATTTTCTTTACCATATTTATCTACTGCTATTGCAACACAAGTTGTTGAATCTACACCACCTGAATTTAATACTAATGCTTTCATTAAAATAATCTCCTTTTCATTTTTGATTTCATATACTGAATTTGATACCCCATCCCAGACAATCCTTTTAATGGTAACTCATACTCTTTAAAATAATCCAATAAATATTTATAATAATTTTTCCCACATAAAAAAATTGCTTTCTCGTTTTCAAGATGATTTTCATCAAACTGTTGCTTGACATACCTAGCCCAACATAGAGATTCTTCGCGATTCATACTATTTAATGTCATATCGTATGGAGCAATAACTGTATTTAAAGATAGTAAACCATATTTTGCAGACAAGATATAAATTGGACAATTAAATGTTTTTGCATAGTTTAAACAAGTTATGAAAAAATCGCCTTGATACATATACCGAGCTTCACACTCAATATTATTTTTCTTCTTTCCACATCCAATTAAAACAATCATATAAAATAGAACTCTCCTTTTGACATACTACGATGAATCTGGTTTTTTATTCATAGTGGTTTCCTCACTTTCTTAATAATCTCTATTATAAATAACTCTTCAAAAAAGTTTCCATAATATCCAAATAATCTATGTGTTCATACGCTATAAAATAATGTACAGGAAGATAATATTTATAACCTTCTTTATATGAAACCTGTACATCAGAACTTTAAATTATCTAATGCTCATAACTGGTTCTGTAATCTCTACACAAGTGTCAAACAGAACTTTGTGAATGTCTACCTTGTGAAACTTGCTTACTGCTTCGATGTCTGCCAGCATTTTCTTTGCTTCGTCCTCTGTGTTGTATACATATGCAGTTCCCTCAAATTCAATTCCTTTGTTGTTATTTACTAATTTCATAATATGTATCCTCCTTATATGTGTTTGTTATCTCTTAACTTGTATATATTGTAACACATATAAGGAGATAATACAAGTGATTTAGAAAAGTTTTTTTCTAAAAGTGAATTTTCTTTCTTTGTTATTCAATTCGTTCACTTTCTTCTGCATATACAAAGCATTAAATAATATACGGTTATCCCTATGTTCAGCTAATTCATCTAGGGTGAATCCAAATTCCTGAATTATCTTACTAAAATCTTCTATAGCTTTCGTTGGTAGATGACTATAATGATTCTTATCGTGTATTTGTTTATTTGATACCGCTATATTTCCATAATCACTCATCACATTTCCCATTGCCCCTACCACAATCCAGCTAGTACTATCGGCTGAATAAATAGGATATTTTTCTAATAATTCAAAATCAGTCATACCAAAAGCGTGAACCTTGATATTAGGGTTACTGGATTCTCTTATAGTTCTAAAGCAATTTTCAAGAAATACATCCCTTATTTTAGCGGGTTTTCCTACCATACCACCTAAAGCCATATAAGGTATATATTCGCCGTTTTCGTCCTTCCATTCCAAAGCCCTTTTCAAAAATTCAATAGGCTCACCTACGTGATATGTATAGAGTAAAGCTGAAGGATTCTTCAATCTTTTTCTCATAAAAAGATAATTATCCCACGTTGCCTGTGCAGCTTCTCTAACCTGCTTAGATGTAGCACCAAATACTCTATCACCAGGAATGACATCTACTTGTCCACAAAGATGTATATCTTCTGCTCTCTCGTTCAACCATCTAATGTATTCCTTCACGTTTATCTTAGCACCTTTCGTCCAAGCACTGAATGCACCCGAATCAATGAACAATTTTCCAGGTTTTATGAAATCCTTTAATTTATCAAATTGCAATTTGCCTTTGTCTATATAACTAAATAAAGCATTACGATCAATCTTATCTACACAAGATTCTTTCATCCCCGCTAAGTAAAGTTTCATATACTGTTTCACTTCTTCCTTTCTAAATTTATCAGCTCCTGCTAAATATAATCTCATAGCTTTATAAAAATATCCTTTATTATTCAATAAATCAGTCGTAATATCATATAAGTTATTCCTATTATATATATAGGAATTTATATCATTCTTTTGAAGATAGCTAAATAAAGCATTAGAATATAATGTATCATCCAATCTTTCATTTTTAGAGTTAATTAGATGCTTTCTATCCACACCGGCTAAATACAATTCCATAATTCAATCTCCACTTCTTCACCATACCAATTTCGAGTAATTTCACAGTCACATTTAAAAGGTAATTTGATTAGATGACTAGGTGCTGTTCTCATTAGATATGAAAGCCTTTCACTAGCTTCTTTCATATTCTCTTCTGGACATTCCCCTATAACTTCATCGTGTACCTGTATTAATAAGTGAAAATCAAGTTCTTTCATCTTTTCATCATTATTAATCGCTATCATTGCTAATTTAGCCATATCTGCTGCAGAACCTTGTACTCTAGCATTTACACACTGTCTTTCTGCTTGTGCAATGAATCCACCATTATCTTTTATTTTAATTCCTTGAGATAAAGCCTGCTGTATTATTTGATTTTTCTTTTGCCAGCCATAGGCTCTTTCTAGCTGTTTAATATAACTTTTTTTAACGCTTTCAGGGACTTCAACGGAAACACTCTTGCCGAAAGCCAATGGGTCAAAATTAGTTACATTCCCACTATAACTGAAATCATACTGGTCTAATTGCATATCCTTGAGGTGTCTGCGTCTTCCCCAAGCAGTAGTCACATATCCTAACTCTTTAGCCATCCTCTGTGATTCGTCAATGAATTGGGCTAACTGAGGAAAAGCTCTTAACACAGCATCATATATATCCTGAGCTTCTCTGGTTGATACTCCTAATTGTTCGGCAATGGATGGAATTTGTCTTCCATACAAGATACCCAATACGATGCTTTTTGCCTGTGTTCTTCTTTCTTTACCTGCTGGATTTACTGTTCCATCTTCCCTAAACTCCAGGCATTCTTCATAAAGTTTATGAAATGCTAATCCTGCAATGGTAGCATATATATCTTTACCGTGAATGAAGGCATCTTGCATTTTCTTATCATTTGATAAATGGGCTGTAACCATTGGTTCCTGCTGGCTATAATCTGCACCAATTAATACATATCCATCTTGAGCCTTGAACATCTTTCTGATTTCTTTATTATGTGATGGAATATTCTGCAAGTTAGGGTCACTAGAGCTAAATCTACCAGTCTTCGCACCATATTGATTATAGCTTGCGTGTACTCTACCATCATCAAGAGCAATCTGTGGCATCTTGTCTATATAAGTATTCAAGAGCTTATCTACATTTCTGATTCCTAATATTGCTTCACATAGATTCTTCTCTTTACCCTTAGCAAAGTGTTTCAATATTTCTTCACCTGTACCTCTAGGTGATTTCTTATCAGGGCTTGTAAGTCCTAAAATATCATAAAAAAGAATAGCCAACTGTGTAGGACTTGTTAAAGAAATAGGGTCGGATAGCTTATGATTAGGATTCTTCATCTTATAGTTATCAATTTGCTCCTTATACATCGCTATCGCTTCATCTGCCTGTTTCTGTCGTTCTTCCTTAATTTTATGATATTTTTCGTGTAAATATTCACACACTTCAGAATCTAGACATACTCCTCTGTCTTCCATATCTGCCACAACTGTAATCAATGGCATTTCAATGTTATGGAATACATTATAAGGACCAGATAATACTCTTCTATTCAATAAGCCTTTTTGGTATTGATAAAGTTCATAAGTCTTAATAGCATCACCTGCTGCATAGAGGTAAGCAACTTTTATCGGAACTAAATCAAATGTGATTCCCCCAAATAACTTATCAAATGTGAGTGATTCGGTGTCTGTGCTATCACAATATTTCAAATGCAAGTCTTTAAGTCTGTGACTTTCATTCTCATCTATACAGCAAGCTCCTAACTGCGTATCCCAATAAGGTTCAAGATATACTCTTAATGTATGTCTAAGAACTCTTATATCATATTTAGCATTGTGGAATATCCATTTTACGTCTTTTAATTTATTAAAAAACTCAATTAAATCCTTTGATTCTATTTGATTATTTACTTTTTGTCCTGTGATGTGTGACTTATGTCCTACAGGTATATAAGCTGCTTTCTTTCCTGGAACATACAAGCACACACCAACTAAATCAACCAATAAAGGATTTAATCCTGTTGTTTCTGTATCTATAGCACACTCTTCGGCGTCTGCTATAGCCTTTCTATATTCTTCTAATTCTTCAACAGTTCTGATAAGAATATAATCGTCCTTATGATGTGCCAATTTAGATTCAGCAATCATTGTCATTGTCTGAATTTGTGAGGCTAAATTTGTTCCTGTGCGAACTGATGTTCTTGTTTTAGCATTTTTAGCTTTATTGACTATATTCTTATCTTTAACTGTTTTTCTTGCAAAAGATAGAGCCATCTAACTGAATATATCCTTCAAAATATCGTGTAATAAGTGACCTTCTGGAAATAATTGCTTTGCTATTTCGTGACGTTCTTCAGGGTCTTTTCTGAGCTCTTCTACACTCATAAATCCTTCAGCAATAGCTTCTTCGAGGTCCTTCTTATCTAAAATATTTTGCTTATTAAATGTATATATCAATGTACTTAATTCTGCCTGAATTTCAACCAGTGTCCCCTCTAACTGTATTTTTCCACCTTCAACAACTATCATATATATTTCCTCCTCTTAATATGCTACACGTCGACTTGTTCTTCTTGAACCACCTTCACGTCTAATAGGTTCATTATTTCTGCGACGTTCTGATACATTATCATTATTATTATCTTCCTGTGGGAAAGAGCCTGTATTAAGGTAAGTCATCATTTCATCTGGTGTCTTATCCAAGATGAATGAACCTAAAAATTCAGGCTTTTCAATCTCACTTAAATCAACTGGTTCCACATCTGGCATTGGAAAAATCTCATACTGAGTTTTCTTGTCACCTTTTGCACCTCTTCTTTCAATCTCAAATACCATATTTGATAAATTAGGGTATCTATTGAATAAAGCTTCAATCTTCTTAATGAATGTCTTACCTCTTTCCCAAATCTTAATCTTTCCATCTGCGTGGTCATACATAGCTAGAATCATTACTGGTTTAATTGGAATACCTGCTTCACACAGTGGACAAGCATCCAATGGGTCATCATATGTTCGCTTACAGTCTACATATCTTTCTGTATCTCCAATCTTAACCTTATGACATACGAACGCATCTAAATCTGTATACTTGTCATACAGAAACTGCACTCTTGCCACATCACCATCATTCTGTAATTTAAGCCACTCGCTTGAATTACCACTTGAATATTTGTCAATATCGTTTACATCAATTCTTCCCATCTTTTTCTCCTTTCTTATCGTGTGGGTCTTGTTTATCTTTTAGGCATATTCACAGCTTTATTCTGCCTTTATCCCATTATTTTATATGCTGGTAGGAAATTGGCTATAGTGGAATCGAACCACCTAAAATCCAACGATTAGCCAACCTAAGGTAAATAATATGAAAAAACAGAAAAGGTAAACACTCAACCAGTTAGTCTGGTTGACAGCCCTAATCGGATTCGAACCGATAAATACAGGAATCAAAATCCTGTGCCTTACCATTTGGCGATAGGACTATATTAGTGTTTATATGTGTTATCGCTTCACATTGAATTTTATAGTCTAAACTCATCTTTTTCTGTAAAATACGTTATAAATCATTTTCTTCTTTCACGCATCTAATTGAACAATCGGGATATTCAATTAAGATATTTTTAATGTGTTCATCTGATAATTCACTACACTAGTACATTACCATACCTAATTCATCTACTATCGCACGTCTATACATTTATATTACCTCCTAAAGCCTGTTTGTTGTTATTTCTTAACTTCTGTAATTAGTATAACATATGTATTACAATATGTAAATACCTAAATTTAAAAAAAATTAAAAAATTATTTTGCAGTTTAAAAATTCTTGCTGTAGGTCATTAATATCTCGTTCATCAGTATATACAAGTTCTTTTATAATTTTTCCGTGTACATTCTTTCTGAATCTTTCTGTTGCTTTTCTTCCTGCATCGTCTGGGTCAAATGCTAAAATATATTCTCGAACTGGTAGCTTCTCCAATATCTTATATTGCTTTTCATTACCTGTCCCGATTAACGCCATAGCAGGTTTATTATACTTCCAGCAAGTCAAACAATTTAAAAAGGATTCTGTGATATAAGCTGTTCTATACGTTCCAGTAACAAATCTATATCCTTGATATACTGGTTTATCCTTTTCTTTCGGGAGTCTGAAAAATTTGCTTTTGACACTTCTTCCTGCAACAAAGACACATCTTCCTCCAATGTCTCTAACTGGAAATGTAATTTCTTTTCGCTCTCTGTCATATCCTATATCAAACCTTTCTATAATTTCATCTGTTAATCCTCTCTCATACATATAAGGGTGAATATATCTATATTTGTCTAATTCTTCTTCTGTGATTTCGGATTGTTCTTTTTTATCACTTAATTTTACTTGTCGTGTCTTCCCACATAATATCCTATCACTCCGCTTATTGCCCCGATTATACAAATTACTACATAAGGTATTGTTATCATTTCTAAAATCCTCCATTATATTTTTTCTTGTTTCAATTTCAATCGTATTAAATCTTTTTATTAACCATCTTTTTCCGAACTTTCCTGCATCATTATAACCGAATAGTTCAGATACCATTTCTTCTATAGAACCGCTCCATCCACAAGCAAAGCAGTGACATTTATCTTTTTCACCATTCACGCCGAATGATGGTTTCCTTTCCCGCCCCTGCTTATGGAATGGACAGTTTGTCTGAATATTAGACCCATTAGGTCTAAATATATGAAATCTATCTATTCCGTGTTGAGCAAGGTCAAATTTAAGCATATCTAAAACTGATTGAGTATCAGATTGTATAATTGTATCTTGTATTTTTATCATTTTAGCCTTCCTCTAACTCTCCAAATAATTCTTCATATTTTGACAAATCATATTTTAATAATAAAGATTTGACCTCATCTTCTTCTAAAGATTTTGCACACCATATACCTTGTTTTCTATAAGTTAATAAATATCGTCCTTTATTACTCATCCATAATTTAACATCGATAGCCAAACAAGTTAATCCATATTCAAATAATGGATTAACCAGTGTATACCTGTAATCACATTTATCTGATATTAATTTCATTTTATTTGTATCATATTTTAGAAAGTCAATTACAAATATCATTTAATATTCCTCCCCTCTAATCTCAACATCGGCATAGCGTCTCCTTAATTCTTGAGCTTTTTCTTCATCTTGCTCACCCTTTTCAGGTTGTGGAATGTATTCGAAAGTTCCCTTATCCGTATCCCATAGATACACCCATTTAAGTCCAACTCTGGCATTTCTGGACTTAACATTCTGTATCTGCAATCCTACTTCTTTCTGTTGAATTGAAAGAACCACAGACGCATTATAAGCTATTCCATCACTATCCCTAATGTTCTCTAACTCTAAATCTTCATTCTGTGTTCCTGCTCTGTTGGACTGAACGACCACTAATATAGGTATTCCCAAATCAATGCTCAACTGCATCAGGTCTTCACTAATATTGGTTAGTTGAGTAGTTTTATTATCACCACGTTGCATACGTTCATCCTTAATGTAGCTAATTCCGTCTATAGCCAGTATATCCAATTCATTATTTTGGCACCAAGTCTTAAGTTTGCTAACTGTTATCTTATTATCGAAATCACGCAAAGAGCTCACATAGAATGGAGTATCTGACTGCGATAAATGATTGATATACTTATCATAGCCCTGTATGTCATCACCTCTATATAAGGCTTGAGAACTTATATTCTGATGTACTGTATCAAATCTAAATCCTGTTTTATTCGCTGACATTTCAGGCTCAACCAACCCTACTCGCATCTTCATCTTCCAAGCGTGCTCAAGCATCTTGATGATAACCCAAGATTTTCCTTGACCAGTTCTAGCCAACAACACTACTAATTCTTCACCACGGTGCCAACCACCTAAATCATCATCAATCTCCTTGAACCCACTAGGAATAAATTTAACATCTTTATTCTGCTTGGTGTCTTGCCACTCATTAAATCTGTCTTCGCTGTGCTTTATAATATCAACACCTATAGAATCTGTATTTATATTTAAGTCGTCCATATGTGACTTTAAGTAATCCACAGCTTCATATGAATCCGTCTGTAACAATTCAGCCAACTTGGTAATTATTGGAACTGACTTTGAATACAAGTGTTCCTCACGGAAAGTCTTAACGAGGTATTCGTCAGATTCATTTACATTCAATATATCAAATTCAGGGAAATCTGAAAGGAATGTTTCCTTATCAGGAACATTACCATACTTCGCTATATGTTGTGCTATGTATTCATATTCCTCGCTATATTGATTAAAATAATCAGCTGTAATATTATTATCCTGCAGGATGGATGTGCTTCTTCTCTCAAGTATTCTATTAAGTATCTGTAATTCTACCATTTGCTGCACCTCTTATCGTTTTCTTTTAATTCTATAATCGTGGAGCAATTATAGATTCGACTTGCTAAACGTTCTCCTAACATATCCTGCAATTCAGTGAAGTTTCTGTTGCTTGTATATATGTTACTCTTTCCAGCATTAATTCTTCCATCTATGTACTGTAATAGTATTTGATGTTCATAGCCTGTCGCTGTATTATCACCAATATCGTCCCATATGATTAAATCCACGGAACTAATTAAATTGCAAAGTTCCTCAAAGCCTTCTACCTTTTGCGAAATAGAACGCTTACAGGAATAAAGAAAATGTGGAACATTCACATATAAGGCCCCACATTCAAGACAGCTCTCAGCCCATATTTCATCAAAATACTTATACATTAAACGCATTGCCCAGCTTGTCTTACCATTGCCACAATTATGAGAATAAAGATATAAATTATTCCCACCTGCAATAAATTCCAAAATATTATTACTGATATCAGTCAGACGTTGGAAACTTTTTAAATCCTTGTCACCACAAGATAAAGGCTTATATTCCCATAAGGCTTCAGGAGCTCGTGATAAATGAAATAATGTGTATACAAGGTTATATCGAATACAACTTTTTGAACATTTATTCCTGCATTTACCTTTATACCAACACTTATTAATATTCATCTGTTTCTTCCACCATTCCTAAATAATTTTGGGTATTCCTCAAGGATTCCAATGTAGCTTCTATAGTTTCTCGCTGATGTTCTAACAGCTTAATTGTAGAATTGAGCTCCTCAGGTAGCACTGCCGACCAATATCCATCTGAAGTGGTTGAGCATATAGGATATCCATCGTCACGTAAATACTGAATCAATTTTCTCATAACTCTCGGACTAACCCCTACCAAATAAGCTAAATCTTTGCAGTTTACTGCATTCTGTCTTCCGTTGGGTATATGGTCCAGAGTTATGCTCTTGAGATAGGTTAGGTTGTCATTACTGTTCATCCTCATCTTTGTCACCTCGCTTTCCAAGCAAAATCAAAATATCTAATATGGTTATAACTCCAGCTGCTAACGCTAGCAGCAATAATCCAATATCACCTAAATTCATATATTTTTCCTCCTTAAAATTCAAAGTTCTGTTCAACCTGTGATTCCTGCTCATCTGTAGATACCCTGTAGCTACTAGAATTTCGCGTATTCTCGCCTTTTAACCACGCAGGATTTATATTTACATAGCCTTTATCTAAAGATAGCTGTATGGCGTTAATTTGCGTTGTCTGATTATATTTAGCCAACACACTCAAAGTCGCATTTATCTTTTCGTTAGTGACCAGCCTACCATTATCAATTAGTCCACTAAAGAATGTGCATACCAATTCTATAACATTTTCATCTAAATCATATTCAAGACATTTCCTAGTTATGTACTCGATTTTAGCATCTTTTTTAGAATTTTTTTTATTTTTTATTTTTTTAGTATTTAATTCTTTAGTATTTTGTTTTTTAGTATTTAATTGTACTTGATTCTCTATAGGTTGATTTTCTATAGGTTGATTTTCTAGCCCTTGTTTTTTGTGTTCTTGTTTGCTATTCTGTGGTTGTTCGAACACATTATAGACATATTCAATACGTCCTGATTCAGTTTCGTTCGGCATCAATTTATCAATACGGATATAGCCAAAATCTTTTAATTCCTTGATGGCAGATTTAACGGATGTTTCGTTTTCTTTACATATTGCTACAAGACCTGCAAGTGAATAATCCCAATCATCTGGTAATGATAACATTACTGAAAGAAGCCCTTTTGCTTTTAAGCTCATATTTTTTTCTTTCAGATGGTAATTACTCATCACTGTATAATTTTGATTTTTGTGAGTTCTAAATATTGCCATATATAGCCTCCTTAAAATTAAAAATCCTTGATATAATTAGGTGTATTCTTCTTATGACTGTAGTATAGACAGGTAACAAATCATAAAGGTAATGTGGTGAATACACCTAATTATATCAAGGATTATATTTTCTAATATGTTTATTTAATTATCTTACCTGTCTATACTACGATAATAACACATCCATTATCTAATTACAACATTAATTTTTATTTGATGTTTTCTAATTCTTCAATCTGTGCATCTACCTCTGCATTTAACTTTGCCCATAACTGCTCACGAGCATCTGCTACATTGTCAATCTGTGAAACGTCCCATTCTTCCTCAGCGATGAATTTAAAATAATTATCACCTTTTTTAATTGTTGCACCCGAAGTGTAACATAAAGATACAACCTTAATTTCACCATTAGATGTTTCAACTTCTTTTTCTGTTGCTTTCTTTTCCTCTGATACTTTTGTACTAGACTTTGATTTTGGCTTATTTTCGGCTTTTTCTGTACTTATTGTAGATTTACTAACCTTTTCATCTTTCTTCTTGTTTTGAGTTGATTTTTTAGTTTCTGTTGTAGGACTTGCGGGTACCTCTTCTTCTGGTGGATTCATTGCTCCTTCTACAGCGTCTTCCTTAGTATCATTATTATCATCTTCTGTTGGTGCTATATCTGGTTCAGTTTTTTCTACCTGCACAGATTCTGTTCCAGCTTCATATCCTGCACATTTTTCACAGCTTATAACATTACCTTCCATTTCCATCTGGATACCATCGCATCCTTTGCAATATTCATCATTGACATCTCCGGCCCACTTACATTTTAACATCTTTACTTCCTCCTAAATATTTTATTTCTTTTTAGTCACCCTAAGGGTGTGAATTGTTTTTGTTATTTTAGCCTTAACTAAATCGTTAGGGTCAAAATCTCCATTATAAATTAATTTCTCCAATGCATCTTCATCAATATACTCTTTCTGCTTAATTACTGTAGCAAGTAAAGGTCCACCTAATTTAGATTTAATAATTTCAATAGCTAAATCTTCATTCAAGGATTCTTTATTTGTTACAGATAAAGAAGCAGTGTATTTATCTGATGAAGCATTATTAAGGTTATGCTCCTGCATATAAGACTTGATATTCTCATTCAGAGCATTATTGGATTTCTTTAAGGCATTTTCTTGGTCCTTACCTTCCTTATAATGGTCAATCATCTGTTCCAATATTGATGGACTTGTTCCATTACGTCTGCTCATTTTATTTGTCCTCCTTCTTCTTTCCTAAAATTCTTGTTCCACGCTGCCCCCAGCTATTGATAGCATTGAATTCCGCCATACAGCCTTTATACTCATTGCGAATTGCCTGCTTGAAGACTTCAAGAGCCTGCACAGCATCGTACGTGAAAAATCTTGTTCCTCTTCCATCTGTAGTATACTCTGGAAGACTTAATCCAACGGGTTTTTCATAACTATCATCTTCCCACCATTTATACCACATTTTAAGTGTTTTGGTGGAAACATCTATAATCTGTGCTGCCCTAGCGGTTGAAAAACGTTCCTGCACTTTATATCACCTCCTTTCTAATACTTCACTGTCTAGTGTCCTAGTGCTATAGCCATATTATTTTCATCCTGTTCTTTAGCTATTTCAACTAATTCATCAAATGTGGTTTCTTTTTCGAATGCCATATCTTCAAAGTCATTCTTAAATGTGTAAACTTTAAAGAATTTTCTATTGATTTTAGCAGCATATGCATATATTCCATTGCTATAATTTCTAACTGGCTCTACTAACCAATCTTTTAAATATACTACTTTATTATTATCAACTACCAGCACTGGGTTACCCTTGATGTATTTAATATTATTAGTGATGATTGTTACATTATCATCATCAACATAATGGTTAAATGTGAAGTATTTATTAGATTTCTGTTTAACTTCTCCGAAAAACTTTTCGATATGTTTTGCCTTTAATCCTTTAAGATATTCACTGTAATTACTCATATTTATTACCTCTTTTCTTTATCAATTACAGTTATATTGTAATACATATACTCGAAAATTGCAAGTGTTTTTTATAATTTTTTATAAATTTTTTATAAATTTTTTAGGACAAAAGGAAATTAATATCATCTACAGATATTTTTCCATCAACCAGAGCTTCTGCCATATGACCTTTCTTCTCTACTAATTCTTCTATACGTTCATCTATGGTATTCTTGCAGACTAGTGTAGTTACATTAACTGTTCCCTGCGTTCCTATTCTATGAGCTCTATCTTCTGCCTGTGCTTTTAATGCCATATTCCAAGGGCTATCAAGGAATATAACATTCTGTGCAGCTGTAAGAGTTAATCCTGTTCCCATAGCTCCTATTGTTCCAATTATAATTTTACAGTTTTCATCAGTCTGGAATCTGGTAACTTCATTCATTCTATCATCTGTCTTGATACCACTTGTGATATAAGCAGGATTATAAGTAGATAATTTTTGCTTTGCTATTGATGTCATAGATTCCCAGTTGGAGAATATAATGACCTTCTGTCCACTTGATGTAATTTCTTCCACTAACTGCAACATTCTGTCCATCTTAGTTGATTCTTGTACTGTATCGGACAGAATACCTGTCCATCCTGTAGCTTGTCTTAATCTAATCATCATAGATAGAGGATTATTTGCGAATTTAATTTGTTGTAGTTCACTCATCACACCACTATAGACTTCTTTATATATTTGAGCTTGTTTAGGTGTCATATCTACATATTCAACCTTCCTAATTTTTTCAGGTAAGTCTAAAACCTCAGTCTTTAATCTTCTGAGCATTACTTCGCTCATTAAAGCTCTTATTTCCTCAAGGTTCTTATAACCAACGATTTCGGAACCACCCCAGCCACCTAATGTGCAGTAGTGTTGCTTGAATTGATAGAAGCTATGCTGTTCATATCCTAACCAATGTAGCGGGAAGTATAAATCCAGTGGTTTATTCATAAGCGGTGTTCCACTCATAGCTACCATATATTTAGCCTGTACATTTATCATTGCTCGGCTCTGTAGTGATGTTGGTTCTTTGGATTTATGACATTCATCGAAAGCTATCATAGATATTATTCCTTTATCACATAGCTCTTTTAGTTTATCTGCGATTGGGAATTTATATTTAGTTTTACTAACTTTCTCTGCCATTGCCCTCAAGGTCTCAATATTAGTAATTAGGTATCTACAATCAGGCAAATTATTCAAATCATCTAATTTATCCTTATTAGTTCCCTCATATGCTTTTCCAGTTCTTTTTCTATATCTTGTTCCAAGAACCCATCCTTTTTCGTCTGAGTGTGTTTCAATTTCAGACTGCCAATTATACTTCAAGGAATTAACTCCACATATGATAAGAACTTTATTAATATTTTCTGTTTTTTCTAGACAGCCAACTAAATCTATAATCTGCTTTGTTTTTCCTAAGCCTTGGTCATCACATAGCAAGAATCTTTTTTTATTTAGACCAAATCTAACACCATCAAGCTGGTGTGGAAAAGGCTTAGTTTTAAATATATAATCCTTAGGTATATCCACTGCAAATTGTTCTTTCCTTAAATCTTCATATATACCTGATATATGAATTTCTTCATTTTCGAATTTATTACATAATCCGATAATACTTGTCACAGGTATCTCCCAGACCCTTGTATCAGGATGATAAACCCCAATCCCTAAGGATTTAATATAATTTATAATCATTCCATTATAGGGAAAAGCTACAAAAGCACTTTTGGTAATTAGTATATTATCTTTCAATTTGTCTGGTGAATCTATTTTTATATCAATCATTTTAATCCTCCTTAATCCTTACTCCTAAACGTTTGTCCAGGAGTAAATTATTCTAATAATAGTAGTAGAAATGTTCAACTACTAATTTAATAGCTTTTCTTAAGCCACTTTCCACATCTGAGAAATCACTCCATCTGTCTGTGCCAAATAACAAAAGTGCAATCATATGAACCCAACCATTAACATCTGTTACTTTGATATCATTTCCACCTAATACTTCGATTTTAAATTCAATATCTTTATCATAATTATTTGTAATCACGATAAGGTTACGATAATTTTTTACTACCTTCCATTTAATTTCATTGTTTTCATTTTCCTTATTAATTATCATTAAAATTTGTTCCTTTGTCATAGTATTTACCTCAACTTTATTTATTTTTTAACTTCAATTATATTGTAATACATATAGTTAAAAATTGCAAGTGTTTTTTCAAAAAAAATAAAGGGAATATAAAATTCCCTTTATCCTATAATTGTTGTTGAATTTATGCTTGATATGCTGTCAATGAATTTATGAAAGATGTTTCTTTCATTCGGGTCAGAACAAGTGTGATATAACTCACTTATCATCTTATAAGTTGAATCCAGCATATTATTTAGATTAGCTATAGACCTATCTCGCATATATGCTACGAATAAGCCCTGAATATCGGCTATCTGTTCGTCTATATTGCTTTCAGGAACCAAGTCAACTTTTTCACCCAATTTATCCCGCACAATATATAAACTAGCTAATTTGCTACAAGCTGTATAGGTAGTTTCTCCTTGTTCTAACTCTTGTATTGCTTCTTCTATATCCTTAATATCTAGCATATATTCACTCCAATTTTCGCTATTTTATGTTTATATTTTTTGTGCAGTTCATCTTGACACAGATATATAGCATCCAAGTCATAATCTATGGCTTTCAACTTCAAGCCTTCACGTTCTGCACATTTCAATTCACCATCTACATCACAGATTAATTCCTTAACCTTACAAGCAGCAGCGATTTCACCTATATCACATAGCTCCTTATACATTGATTCATATAAGGACTTTGTTTCCTTCTCCCAGTCAATCCAAATAGATATTCCAGTTTTAAGGGCGTTCTGCCTTGTAGCAATATCAACATCCATACGACTATAATTATACCAACTATCAGGTATAATTTTAGGAGTATCAATAGGTTCTTTTTTCACTAATTTATTATAATGATTGATATAATATCTTTGTACTGTTCGCATACAGTATGACTCGCATAAATAATGATATTCGTGACATCTCTTGTATCCGTGAAGACTTAAAAAGTCATAAAAGTTAGCTAGCTGGTCGTGAGTCATAAGACCTTCTATCTCGTGTGCTAATATTTTTGAGAATACTTCATCAACGGTCATTCTCCACTACCTCCAATCTTTTTAATAATCTGTCTAATTTTATATCTTGTTCTTCTAAATGAGAATGTATCTCTTTTAAGATTATAGAGGTCTGCTTATCAGTCTCAGACATAAGTTCTTGCTTATCTCCTTGTGTCAGATTATCTTGTAGATTCATTAATCCTATAAAGAAACTCATAATATTTAGAATATCAAGTATAGTTAACTCTCCGTCTTTCATACTAGCATATCTTAGTTACAACTACATTTACTTGGTTAAATGTAGCTCCTACGCCAACATTATCAATAGTTAAAACTGTAGGACTATCGCAGCATCTACAAGAATTATTTTCTGATACTTGTACTAATGTTGTAAAACCAACAGGTACTACTGTGGTAGTTGTACCAGTAGCAGTAGATATTGCTTGTGGCTGAAGAGTTCCATTCTTTCTTAACTGTATAGACACATTACCAGCAGCAGTTGCAGTTGCTGAACCATCAACTTCTAACATATATACACCACACTTATTTAACTGTATTGTAGTTGAATCAGATTTGACTGCTGTACAACCTTTCTGTATACTAGTTGAGTTAAATGGTATTGCCGTATTAGTTAACACTGTTACATTCTGACTATATGCTTCTAACATATTACTTATTCTCCTTTCTCATATTAAAAAATAGGGAGTAGCATTGCCACTCCCTTTAACTGGCATACTACAATGCTCTAATTATACTGTTGTTCCGCAGCAGCCACATCCTGTATTAAAGTAAGGACTAAAACCAGCTGAATATGTTGTAGCGTTTGGATATCTAACTACACCACATAATGCTTGGTTTAATTGAGGATTCTGTCCTCCCATCATCTGTAATATCTGCATAGGGTTACCTTTACCTTTTAACATACTTGCCATCCTTTTAACTGACTGTAT